AGTCGGCGGCAACGAACACAGGCTACCAGTCGGCGGCAACGAACACAGGCTACCAGTCGGCGGCAACGAACACAGGCGACCGTTCGGCGGCAACGAACACAGGCGACCGTTCGGCGGCAACGAACACAGGCTACCAGTCGGCGGCAGAGGTCGCAGACAATGGTTCTGTCGCGATAGTAACTGGTTATCGGTCAAAGGCAAAAGCGGGGCTTGGTTCTGCCATTGTCGTCGCAGAACGCGGCGATTGGAACGGTGAAACATATCCGCTAATTAATATCAAGGCGGCAATAGTGGACGGAAAGAAAATCAAGGCTGATACTTGGTACACACTTACAAACGGCGAGTTTGTTGAATGCGATTAATGGAAAGGAATTGAATTTGAAATGAAATTCGATTTAGGAAAACAGTTTATGACGCAAGGCGTGGCGAATATGCTCGACGACTGGAAAGTTTGTGATGAGTTGCTTGACGCCCTTAGACGATACACAAAGTGCGATTGGGGTGATATCCCCGGAGAAGATATAGCTCTTAATGACAGGGCAGTTGAGACGGGCGAAGGAAGAATACTTGCCGCCTACGAGACAAGTAAAAGAAAAGTGTGGATAATCACGGACTTCGGCGACGAGGGTAATGTGACGACCATGCTGTTGCCGGAGGAGTATTGAAATGAAAATAGAAAATGAATCTATGGTTTGTACGGTAAATGAGCTGAGTAATTATCTTGGAGAAAAGGCGCGTGAATGTATTCGCGAGGGCAGTAAATTCCCGGATTGTGACTTTGCCATGATAGATCTCGGAAACGCAAACAAAAGCTTTGACGAGCTGCGCGATGATAATTACGGCTGGTATGGAATAAAGGCTGTAGATACGGGATTTGATTCAGCAGACCTAATACTGTTCTCAGATTATTACGGCGGAGGGTGCGCGTCGTTTTGCTCGATATGGGAGGAGTTGTGGTGCTATCAAGACGCAGGTGAAGCTATTGAGAAAACGATATTAGATACATTGAGGTGTTCTGATTTAGCTACGGGTGACAGTATGCTCATAGTAGATTTTATTTAAGAAAGGAAAATAAAATGGAGTATCTTGTGAAGTTCAATTATTCGGGACGAGTTGCATACGAGATTGAAGCAGACGACGAAGAGACGGCGAAGAAAGAGGCTGCTAATAGGTGGGCGGTTTGGGTATCGGCAGACGCGGTGGGTCATAATCCCGAGCTTGCGTTCGCTGATATTAAATATGACACTATGACGGCTGAACGGCTAATAAACGGAGATATAGCGGAGGTAAATGAAAATGAACGATATAGCAAGAAATTATATTAGGCTCATAGACGCGGTTGATTCTGTTGATAGGATTTCAGAGACTACAGAACACGCTGCGTGGGATGAGGGTATCACCAATCAAGAGTATTGCGAGATAGTGAAGTACGCAGTTAATAAGTTTAGAAGTTGGGAGGCAAATGAAAATGGGAATATTTAAAGCTAAATTCAGAAAATATTGGTGCGACCGCTATTCAGAGTACACAGAAATAAGGACAAGCAACATAGACGAGATATTGGAGTATGTCTACAAAACACATAAAGAGAGCGTCTATCCGCGAGCGAGTAACTTTTGGTGCAGAGGTAAAAGAAGTACGGGGTTCGCTTTTTTGGAAGCAGATAATTCTTTGATAGAGAAGTGCGGCTATAGAGGCTCTTTATGGCTTGAACAGATTACATATTTCAAGGGCGATGGCAGCGATGAGGTTATTATTTTTAGCAAGTGTGATGGATACATTTCGCCTAAAGCAAACGAAGCATTTGATGCTTTTGAGAAAATCGCAAGGCACAGAGATGAAAATAAGAACTTCGGTGATTATTAAAGGAGGTAAATGAAAATGTATAAACTTGACTTTTACACAGCAATATCCAGTGAGAACGACCCTAAAGCTCTCAATCACTTCGAGCGGGTTAGCGGTTATGGACAGGTAGTAAGAACTCCGAAAGGAAGAGAAATTGAATTTGGTTTTGATAAGCGGAGTGACGGCTGGTATGTAACCGACATCGCCTCCGGCATGAGGATTCCTAAAAAATATGATACGCGGATGAAAGCCCTTGCAGGTCTTAATGCAGAGTTGCTCAGCAAGGTTGACAAGGCAGTAGAGAGTGATACATACAAGGCTGTAGCGAAAGCTCTTAATGAATTTAAAACAAAATCGGAGGTAGCATGATATGACGGTATATGAAGCACTGAAAACATATTGCAAAAACTGCGCACACAGCGACAAATGTTGGCGTCCGTGTGCGGCGGTAACATCGGCGGTGATGAGCGACGAAAAAGTGGCAACAAAAACGGTGGTGAGTTTATGATGCTGAACACAACATATTGCAGACGAGCTTTTACTGGCGTGTACTGTGAACACATGGACGGAAATGTATGTGTGAAACGACCCGGCGAGTGTGAGTTTCAGTATGGAGCGGGTAGACGACGAGAAAATGAACCCCAAAAGGAATTGGATTCTGATTCGAAAAACGAAAATGAAAGGGGAGATTGAATGGCTGAAGAAATATACTATTACATAATGGACAAGCATGGAGTAATCTACGGCAGGAGCACAAGTAAAACTCGACTTCAGGAGAAAATGAAAAACAATTTCACCGAGGCTGTTATACAGGAGTTAGGAATAGAAATCGTTGAGGTATATGATAGCATCTGAGCTATCGTGAGTAAAAAATAATATGGGAGAGGAAGATTAAAATAATTAAGAGAGGAGAAATCTACTTGGTTTCGCTGGACGGAGTGGGGTCTGAACAACGGAACACAAGACCTGCGATTATAGTGCAAAACGATGTGGGAAATGCCCATTCGCCGACGACGGTTATTGTACCTTTATCGACGAAAATAAAACCGTCTATGGCGACGACGCACGTCAAAATAACAAGTGCGCAGGGTGTAAGAGATGAGTCAGAAGCGTTATGTGAACAACTGAGAGTGGTAGACAAATCAAGATTAGGAAGGAGAGTGGGTAAAATCACCGACGAATCAGTTATGACGGATATAACAAAAAAAATAAATGTGGTATGCGGCTGTTAATTGGAGGGAAAAATGGAACATCAAACAGTAGTGGCAAAAACAAAAAATGGAGATGAGTTTGTAGCTTGTTCCGGTCTTGGAAGCGAGCTCTGCTCAATACATAGCTGCGAGTCGTGCCCTAAAATGAAATCAATTCGGGACAGCGTAAGCAAGCTCGGATATACTGGAAATGGAAATGACTTTGCAGAGCTATTAAATTATCTATTCAATAAGGAGTGTGAGCAGTTTGGAAATTATGCTGTTATGGAGGTGTGTATGTCAGATTGACTCAGTTCAAAGTAAAAGAGTTTAAGAGAATCCTACGGGATAACGGCTATGAGGAGGTGAGATGTTGCGGTAGTCATCAAACTTGGAGCAACGGCGCAAACAAAATCACTTTGCCGACAGTCAAGTTGAGTCCTGTTATAGCGGCTCGACTCATAAAGGAAAATGATTTGACTGTCCAATAAAAGTGACAACATACAACAGGTAAAAATTTCCTGTTGACAAGAGAATTTTTTAGGACTATAATAAAAATGTAAACGGAACAAATGTTCGATTGAAGTTCGATTAATGAAAGGAGAATTTTGTAAAATGGGATTTTTGGGTTCATTTCTTGGTCTGCTTGGTGCTTCGGCAGTGTTTGTCGGAGCTGATGTTAAAGAGCGTTGGGACGAGATAGACCGTGAGCGGCAGCGTATTGCGGCAAACCCTGCACCGCCTCCGGAGATGAGAGGAAATTTAAGAAGAAAATATGAGTCCGAGTGGCACAGAGGTGACAATACCCACTTCCCGGATGAGTATCTTCCTGCTCTTGAGAGCGACCCCGAAGTGCTTTACTGGTGGATTGAGCTTCTCGCTGAGCGCGAAATAAAGCGTCAGGGTTATCGCGGCTTCCATGTCAATATTCAGGGCAATTTTAATCGAGTATATAATGCTTGGAAGGAGCGTCAGAATTGGGTCAGATAACCAGTGTTGATGTTAATAAAGATGTACTTATTGACGGTCTGAAAGCTCAGAACGCAAGACTAAAAAAGCTCCTCCGCGAAACAGCAGAAGAGCGAGACAGATACAAATCCCTATGGGAAACAAATCGGATTCCAAATGAAATCTCGGAAGAGGAGCGAAAAGCAAATCGGCGATTAGAACAAGAGAAAAAGCAGGAGCGGTTGCTGTCCGGTGTAAAGTCGGACGGCGTTCCAATAGCTCATGCAGCGGATTCAATTCGTTCCTATGATGAAATGTGCGTCGTGTTGGATAAGCTCAAGAACACAGGGCGAATGGGAATACGAAATTGGGCTATGTTCCGCTGCGGTATTTGCTTCGGTCTCAGGGCGAGCGACCTCGTTAAATTAAAATGGGGTTGGATCATGGACGACGACGGCGAGTTCAGAGACCGTATACCCGTGGTCGAGAGCAAGACGTCTAAAATCAATCGGTGCTTCATTTCAGACGCGATAAAGGAAACGCTTACAGAATATCGCAAGTGGCTCGGCGGACGAAACTGTTCTCCCGACGATTACATCTTCTCGAAGAATAACGGCGGAAGATTGCAGGAGCAAAGCTATTCACGATATCTCAAAAATGCAGGAAAGGAAGCGGGGCTTCCAATACACATCTCGTCTCATACCATGAGAAAATCGTTTGCAAATATAGTATTATGCTGTCACGACGGCGGCGCGAATGATTACGCTATGAGAGACTTGCAGGGTATGCTCGGGCATTCAGATGTAAGAATCACGATGAGTTACCTCAAGGACACAATCCTCAGATACGACGAGGCAAGAAAGGCGGTGTCGGATTTCGTTCTCGGTAAGACAGATATAAACGAGTTAGTTACTTCAAAACAGGTTTCCAATAATGAAATTTACGAGCTTTGCAAAGAAATGTTTGGAAAAGTTGCGTAAATTATTTTCATAGTTTTTGGTAAATCAACAAAGTGAGGTGATATACTTGACTCGTAAGAACAAGAGAGCACTCGCGAGAGCTGCTCGATACATAAACGACAGGGTCGAATTTGCAAACGACATCTTAGATGACGAAGAGGATCGACTCGATGGTTGGGCGGAGAATCTGAAGGGTTCTCAAAAACATATGGACGCAGAAGACTTTGTTGAAGATGTCCGTGAACAGTTTGATATAATAACTGACGCGGTAGAAGAAATACGGTCTTTGTGCGGAATAGAAGACTAAAAAAGAAGACTCCCCACGAAAGGGTAAAAGCGTTTGGCGACGGCTTCCCAATTCGATGAGGAGGAACGACATTCGTATGCTCTTATACTAAACACTGGCGTGTTTTTATAGGGACATAGTCCTGCCATTGTCATTATAACACAAGGGCGGTTGAATGTCAACGAGAAAATAGGAGGAATTTATTGTGCAAAAACCTAAAATTGTTTACATTGCCGTTGACGACGACGAGTATGAGCTTCCATTCGCTATGGGCGACACGATGCGAGAACTTGCCGAAGAGATTGGAGTCTCCACTTGGGACATATGGAATTGCGTCAAGAATCGGGGACGCAGTACAACGCCCTTCAATCATACATATCGTGTCGAGAAAGTCAGACTTGCCTCTGATATGGAGGACATACTTGACTTTGGCACGGACAGAGACATTTACAATATAACAATTAATGTTTATGTATAAGTCAAATTCGAAAATAATAAAAGGACTTTCGCTTGCTCTGGCGCTGAGCATAGGAGCATTCCTCATGGTTGGTAACGCCCTGCCGGTAGAAGCTCCGAGCGCAGAGGTAACTGAAATCGAAACCGAAAACGAATCGGTTTTGGATTTGAAAACGGAAATGGAATCCGAAACAGAAACCGCCTCCGTCACAGAACAGCGAAAGCCTACCGATTCAAAAACGAAATACGACGAGATAATCGCCGAGATCGCCGAAAAGTACGGCGTCTCGGCGGCTCTTATCAAAGCGGTTATCAAAACGGAAAGCAATTTCAACCCGACCTTGGTTAGTGCGACCAACGACTATGGTTTGATGCAAATCAACGCCTGTAATGTATCGTGGCTTGCAGACGAGCTGGGCGTCACAGATTTGTTTGATCCAGCGCAGAACATCGAAAGCGGTGTGTATATCCTCAGCGGATATTTGAAGCGCTATTCGCTTGCAGATGCGCTGATGGCTTACAACTGTGGCGAGGGTGGAGCGAAACGCCTATGGAAACAGGGTGTTCACTCTACTCACTATACGAAAAAGGTATTGAAAAACTTGGATGAATTTGGAGGATTTTATGAATAGACATAGATGTTTCGCGGACAGAGGAAGCTGCTGCGCTGTGCTTACAGAAAAGCTGTGCGAATACGGCGGTTGTCGGTTCTATAAAACCGAACAGCAGCTCTACAACGAAAGACAGTTTGTAGACAGATACATACAGAATAAATACGGGGTTAGCCGTAGGGAATATGTGAGAAACAAATACGGCAGTGAGCTTTTGAACTACAGGAGGAGACGAAATGAGGAAGTCTAAACTTTTCACTCTGATAGCTCACGAGGTTGTGCCTCGGAAATGCGTAAACAACATGGAGTTTGTTGGCTATGTTGCCCGGTGCAGTCAGTGTGGCGAACCAATAGCAATCCACTATAAGCTCGACGACGAGTTGAGAGTTACGGTTCTACCGAGATTCAAAAGATTCACAGAGGAAATAGAAAAGAAAATTAAAGGAGGAATTTAATGGAAGAGAATAAAATGACACTATTCACAAACGAAGAGCTTGGAAATGTCAGGGCATTGGAGATCGACGGTGAGCCGTATTTCGTTGGCAAGGATGTAGCCAACATCCTCGGGTACCAAAACGGTAGTCGAGATATTAACCGTCATGTAGATGAAGAGGATAGGCACAAGGTTATGCTCTTTGATGGTAATCAGGATAAGGAAACCATCATTATCAACGAGTCTGGTCTTTACAGTCTTATACTTTCAAGCAAACTCCCAAAAGCAAAAGAGTTCAAGCATTGGATAACCGCTGAAGTCCTACCCGTTATCCGTAAGACGGGCGGCTATGTAAACGACACGAAGCAGTTCGTCGATTATTACTTCGCAGACTGCAATACATATGGGCGAGAAGCTATTACGCTTATGCTCAACGAAACAAAACGAATGGCAAATCAGCTGAAGGCTCAGGCTCCAAAGGTGCTGTTCGCTGAGGCTGTAGAAGGCTCGAAGACATCTATTCCAGTTGGCGACCTTGCAAAGCTCATAAAACAGAATGGCGTTGACATCGGGCAGAATCGTCTGTTCTCGTGGTTGAGAATGAATGATTATCTGATAAAGTCGGGCGATAGAAAGAATATGCCGACACAGAAGTCTATGGATTTAGGGCTGTTCGAGGTTAAGATATCGACTTTCTACAGACCTGACGGCACGGTGGATATTGCGAAGACACCGAAGGTTACAGGTAAAGGTCAGACTTATCTTATTAACAAATTCTTGTCGAGTTTAAAAGGAGCGTGAGTCAGTATAAAGAAAATCCTTATTGGCGGTAGTCCTTGTACAAAGTGGAGTATCGCTCAGAAAAACGGAAGAGAAGTTTTACCCGAAGGTGTCGGTTGGGAATTATTCGAGAACTATCGAATGGCAAAAGAAAAATTCCAACCTGACATCTTCTTATATGAGAACAACAAGTCGGCGGCTCAACCCATAAAAGATGCAATTTACTCTGCTCTTGGGGGGGGCAAGGATTCACTGGTTCGGCTCACTCATATAGACAGTGCATTGGTTTCAGCACAACATCGTCAAAGGTTCTATGTTACGAATTTTGGTGATATAGAACAGCCGGAAGACAGAGGAATTTTACTTCGCGATGTGCTTGAAAGCGGAAGAGACTTGTCTTGCCGTGAAAAGGCATATACGCTCACAGCCAGTTATGGCGGAGCGGTAGCGTGGAACACACTGGAAAGAAATCAGCGAACGATGGTTATAGAGCCAGTATGCGTGGAATCTGTAGTTGGTGAGTCAATTCAAAAAATGATTCCTGCCGTTGTTGATAGACTGGGCTTTTTACCAGAGAAATTCAATGCTTATAACTGTGCCGAAATAAAGGACAAATCGCCGTCGCTCACAACGGGAAGTATGGTTACGAGCAGTTGCGCTACTACAATTTTGGAGCCGGTACGCATCGGAACCATAGAGAGCAATGTAAAGAATAAGTCGCACGATAGCAAACAATATCGTGTGTATAGTCCTAATGGAAAAGCAACTACGCTTTGTGGACAAGGTGGCGGCGTGGGCGCGAAGACGGGCTTATATGCAGTACCAATTAACGGTGTGCATAAGGAGTTTCCCGTCTATGAGGTTAAGGATGGGTTTATAACAATTAAGGACAAGCAATATCCGATTAAGCTCGCCGATGGATATTACCTTATACGAAAGCTTACACCGTTAGAGTGTGAGAGACTGCAAACTCTTCCGGATGGTTATACGAGCGGAGTTAGTGATACTCAACGATATCGTGCTATTGGCAATGGGTGGACGGCAGAGGTTATTATACATATTTTAAATCATGCTCTTAAAGATGTCCCGAGAGACGAAGAGATTGTGGTTCTGTCCATGTATGACGGCATAGCGACCGGGCGGTATTGCTTGGATAAGATGGGTTTTACGAATGTCAGGTATTATGCCTACGAAATAGACCCATATCCGATAAAGATAGCGATGTCAAACTATCCCGATATCATCCAGTGCGGTGATGCCTTTCAGATTAGGGGCGATAACTGGAAAATTCCAGCCTAAAAGGAATTGGGTTTCGATTTGAAAATTGAAAATGAGGGGGGGGGAAATGAAATGGCTCAGGATTGGAGTGGTGATGCAAATTCCGTATATAAAATCATTGGGGCGTCGAACCACTCAAATGAAAGTAGGGCAGATGATGATTATTACGCGACTGACCCGAAGGCGGTGGAGGAGCTGCTGAAACGAGAGAAATTTGCTCACTATGTGTGGGAACCTTGTTGTGGCGGCGGACACATATCAAAAGTGTTGGAAGCTCATGGCTACGACGTTCTGTCGAGTGACATTGTGGATAGAGGTTATCCTAATACATATGTGGCTGACTTCTTAAGTGTTGCCCCCCCCTGCTGAGTGTATATCACGCGATATTATCACGAACCCGCCGTACAAATACGCCAAGGAATTTATAGAGAAAGCCTTAGAAATATCTATGGATTCGGTCAAGATAGCAATGTTTCTTAAGGTTACATTTCTTGAAGGTAAGGCAAGACGGGAGTTGTTTGATAAAGCTCCACCGAAATATGTGTATGTGTTTTCAGGCAGAGTAAACTGTGCCAAGAACGGTGACTTCAGCAAAACTGAGTCGAGTGCTGTGGCGTATGCATGGTTCGTTTGGGAAAAGGGTTTCAAAGGCGAGCCGAAAATTAGATGGATTTAAAATCAAGGAGGAAATCGAATGATATTTAGTATTGTAATGATAGTTATAGCTGTGGTTTTCACGGCTGTAGGTGCGATTTTAGCTTACAGAAAGAGAGAGTATAGAGACAACATTCCGGCGGCGGCTCCTATAGTAAGCTTCGTGCTGGCGATATGTCTATTCGTACTCTCAGCTTCAGCGGCTATTGTGCCGACCGGATATACGGGAGTAAGAACGACGCTCGGTCAGATAAGCGACCAGCCCGTACATAGTGGCTTCAACTGGAAAGCGCCCATTGTTCAGAGCATAAAGCTCGTAAATAATAAACAGCAGGATGCACAGTTCGGCGGTGACAAAATCTGGTCGGAGACTGAAAGCAGAACAGCAGTTTATTATGCAGGTGTAACCGTTACTTATCAGATTAACCCCGACAGGTCGGCGTGGATCTACGCTAATGTTTCGGACTACAAGAACTCTCTGGTGTCTGAAAACATAGTTGCTTCGGCTATTAAGTCCAGCAGCAAAGTACTTAGCGATATCGACGCGACGAACCGCTCGATAGTTGAACCGCTGATAATGAAAAATCTTCAGGCTTCTATAGACGAGAAGTACGGCGAGGATGTTGTTGCGATACTCAAAGTAACGGTAAGTGATATCGACTTTGACGAGTCATATCAGGCGGCGATAGCATCAAAACAGCAGGCTCAGCTTGCGGCAGAACAGCAGGAAATCGAGAACAAAAAGGCTGTAGATAAGGCAAAGGCAGATGCAGAGGCAAAGCTCATAAAATCTAAGGCTGAGGCTGAAGCAAATGACACTCTTGAGAAGTCCCTGACGGATAAGATTCTTAAAGAAAAATACATAGAGAAGTGGGACGGAAAGCTCCCGAGTGTGATGACCGGCGACGACGGAAGTTCGATAATGATTCAGAAGTAAGGAGGGAATGAATGAGGGTATTACTGTTGTTGCGCGGTAGTGCTGGGTGCGGTAAGTCAACATGGATTGAAAAGAATGGACTTAAACCCTATACACTATCCGCCGACGAGATAAGGTTGATGTACGCTTCGCCCACTTTAAATGTTTGTGGTGAAGAGTGTATAAGTCAGTCGAATGACACTAAGGTCTGGAAGACGCTTTTTCAGATTCTTGAGTCTCGAATGGAGCGAGGCGAATTTACCGTTATCGACGCGACGAACTCCAAAACTTCCGAGATGAAGCGCTATGCGGAGCTTTGTAATCGCTATCGCTATAGGATTTACTGCGTGGACCTTACTGACATTCCCATAGAGGAAACAAAAAGACGAAACAAAATGAGATCTGTAGTTAAGCAGGTTCCTGAAACGGTAATCGACAATATGTATGCTCGTTTCGCTACTCAGAAAATTCCGTCGGGGATAACCGTTATAAAACCGGACGAGCTTTCAAAGGTGTGGTTCAAACCTATGGATGTTTCGGAATACGATGCGCTTCATTTTATTGGAGATGTTCATGGTTGTTATACGGCACTCAAAGAAGCAATTGGAGATATAACCGAGAAGCCTAATGAGCTGTTTGTGTTCTGTGGAGACTATACTGACAGAGGAATTGAAAATGCAGAGGTAGTAGAGGAGCTCCTGCGTATCTATAAAGAGCCGAATGTATATCTCTTAGAAGGAAATCACGAGAGACATATGTGGGTTTGGGCTAATGACGGAACTACTGGATCGAAAGAGTTCGAGATGCATACAAGAGCTCAGCTTGAAAGTGCTTCTTTTACTAAAAAGGATGTTCGCAAACTTTACAGAAGTTTCGGGCAGTGCGCCTATTATACATATCGTGGCAAGACTATATTGGCTACACACGGTGGTCTTAGTACGCTGCCTGATAATCTCACACTGGTATCTACCGACCAAATGATTAAGGGCTCCGGGAATTATAGCGACGCCGACGTTGTTGACCAGTCTTTTTGTGAAAATACTGATGCTTATCAGGTACATGGACACAGAAACCTTAAAGGAAACCCCGTCCAGACTTACAGAGCTTTTAATCTTGAGGGGAATGTTGAGTTTGGAGGCTCGATAAGAACTGTCAGTTTTGTCGGTGATGAGATAAAGGTGAATGAGTTTAAAAACAATATATATTCACCGACTGAAGAGAGGGTTGATTACACTGCAAAGGTTAAAAAGAGTGAATCCGTTGCAGATGCTATTCTGGCTCTGAGAAGCAATAAACAGGTAGTTGAGAAGCAGTTCGGTGATATCTCGTCTTTTAACTTCTCAAAACAGGCTTTCTTTGACAAGATATGGGACGAGCAGACGATTAGAGCACGAGGCTTGTATATCAACATTCCTAAAGGAAAAATAGTCGCGAGGGGTTATACAAAGTTCTTTAATATAAATGAGCGACCGGAGACAAAGTTTGATATGTTGCAGTGCAAGCTTAAGTTCCCCGTAACCGCATATGTCAAAGAAAATGGATTCCTTGGTTTAGTTTCGTATAACGAGATAAATGATTCTCTGTTTGTTACAACGAAATCCAACCCGGATGGTGATTATGCGTCGTGGCTTAAAGAGATGATAGATAAGAAAATCTCTGTTGACACACAGCAGAAAATGAAAGAATTTTCAAAAGAGAACAATGTAACATTCGTGTTTGAGTGTGTTGATATGCAGAGAGATCCGCACATAATTGATTACCCCGAAAATCATCTTTTCTTGCTTGATATTGTTTACAACGAATTGAAGTTCAAAAAGTTCGATTATGACGAGCTTATAAGTGTTGCTAACAAGTTCGGGCTTGAGCGCAAAGAGCAGGCTGTCGTAATTAATGATTGGCAGACATTCTTCGATTGGTATTACACAGTTACAGCACCTAATTATCTTTATGATAATAGGCATATAGAGGGTTTTGTTGTTGAAGACGCCGACGGTTACATGGTTAAGCTTAAACTCACTTATTATAATCTTTGGAAGTATCTTCGCGGCGTTTCCTATAAAGTTCTTAGACGTGGACATCTTGATGGTAAGGACACTTCGTCGCTCACAACGCCATTAATGAACCAATATTATGCATGGCTCAGACGAATTTATGCAGAGACGGAGGATAGAGAGTCAATACCGCGTGATATCTGCTCGCTTAGAAAACTATTCTACGCATCGGACGAAGGAAGAGATTTTGCAAAGGAGGGAAACGATAATGATTGACGCATTTCTTTTTAACATTCTTAATCTGATTGGTCTTTATGATAAAGCAATTCTTGTGTTCGTCGAGAAAATACTTGGACTGTAAAATCCAAATAATAACAAAAACGAAAAGGAGTAAAACAAATGGGATTTCAGAAAGCAAAAAGAGAACAGATTTGGCTTAAGGTGCTGCTCGCGGGTCCAAGCGGAAGCGGTAAGACTTTTTCGGCGCTGAGACTGGCGAAAGGCATAGCCGCCGCTGCGGGTGGTAGAGTTGCCGCAATCGACACGGAGAATGGTCGTATAAGATATTACGCAAATGAGTTTGACTTCGACGACCTTCAGCTTCAGGCTCCGTACACTCCCGAAAAGTATATTCAGGCTATCGAGGATGCAGTTGACGGTGGATATAAGGCTCTTGTTATCGACAGCATAACTCATGAGTGGGACTACTGCGTTGATTATCACGATAAGATGCCGGGCAATTCTTATACCAACTGGGGTAAGGTAACTCCGAGACATGACGCTTTTATGGAAAAGGTTCTTCAGTCTCCCATACATATTATATCTACCGTTAGAGGTAAGGACACTTATGTTCTTGAGGATAGAAACGGAAAACAGGTTCCTAAGAAAGTTGGTATGGGCTACAAGCAGAGAGACAACACAGAGTACAACTACACTCTAACCTTTAACATTGCACAGGACACCCACATAGCAGAAGCTCAGAAAGACAATACACATCTCTTTGAGGGCAGATACGATGTGTTGACCGAGCGCGACGGCAAGGCTCTGTTCGACTGGGCAAACACTGGCGACGCTCCCGCTCCGAAGCCGATCAGCAAACCCGCCGCAGAGGAAGAGCCTGTTGCAGACGTTCCTGTAGCCGAGAAATCGCAGATAGAAAAGGCTATAGACAGTATTAACAAACTTGCCAAAGAACTTGCCGACAGCGGCGTGGCGAAGAAAACGATTTCAGATACCATCAAATCAGTTTCGGGTAGTGCAAACTACAATAAGATAACTGACTTCGAGGTAGCGACAGATGTTTACAACGAGCTTGTAGCTCTTAAAAATGAGGAGGACTAATTTATGGTAGAGAATAATGTAACAATCATCGGCAGACTTACAGGCGACGTGGAGATAAGAACCGCCGGTAACACAGACAACAGAGTAGCGAATTTCACTGTAGCTGTTAATCGCCCCAAGAGAAGGGACGCAGAAGACGAGGCGGATTTCATTCGTGTTAGAGCGTGGAACTCGACCGCCGACTTTATCGAAAAGTATTTCGGCAAGGGTTCTAAGATAGGTGTCAGGGGCTCTATTCGTACAGACTCGTACAAGAACAAGGACGGCGAGAACAGAAGTGTGACATATGTCCTTGCTGATGAGGTTTGCTTTGTCGAGTCTAAGTCAACTTCCAACGGCGGCTCTGAACCGAAAGCAAAAGCGAGCACAAAGAAAACAAATGTTGATGTTGCCGCTGATGACGACGATCTGCCGTTCTGATGAGACATATGGAAAAATACAGCTTTTCTAAGTTGTCTTCTTTCCATCAGTGTTCGCTGCAATATTGGTATACATATATAGCTCGTGAGCAGGGAGAAAATAATGCTTTCGCGCAGTACGGAAGTTTCGTTCACTCCCTGCTCGAACGCTGGGGCAAAGATGAACTTGCCGAGTATGAGTTGCTGGGTGAATATGAAGATAAGTTCTTCGACCGTGTAACTCAGGATTTTCCACCCAACAAATACACTGACTTGAGTAAGAAATATTACGACGACGGCGTACAGTTTTTGTCAAACTTCGAGGGCGTGGATGCAAAAGAAATACTCGGTGTAGAAGAACACTTTGAGGAACCAATTGCGGCAGCGGACGGAAGAGACAGCTTCATCATTCAGGGCTTTATAGACCTTATATACATAGACTCGGCGGGACGGCTGGTAGTCCACGACTGGAAATCAAAAGCAAAATTTAAAAACCCCGCTGAGCAAAAAAAGTATGCAAGACAGTTATACATATATTCAATTTATGTCAAGCTGAGATATGGTAAGTTTCCTGATCTACTGAGATTCCATATGTTTCGTAACAGCAAAGATGTGGATATCAAATTCAACATTGACGACTATTACGAAGCGATAAACTGGATGCAGGAGACGGTAAAGGAAATCCGGGATTGCAACGAGTTTGAGAGCAGACCGGATGATTTTTATTGCCAATATCTGTGCGATATGAGACTAAAATGCTGCGGGGAGACGGCGACGAGGTAAAGGAGGTTGATGATTTATACAGGTATTAAAAAGCGATATCCAAAGGGCGAAAGAGAAATTAGGGGATAGAAATGCCGAGATTATGGTTGAGCTACTCGGCATTACGAACTGGAATCCCTCAAGAAGAGTCGGGTGCTGTCCAAATCCCGAGCACATAGACAAGAACCCGTCGTGTTCATACAACCCCAAGACTTATTCTTTTCATTGCTTTGCGTGTGGCTTTACCTGTGACATCATAGATGCCTATATCACATCCAAGAATTGTACTTTTCTTGAAGCGTGTGAGATGCTTTTTGATGAGGCGGGTATACAGTATTCATTTGCAGAGCGCGGAACAAAAGACAGGGCATACAAATACCCTAAGCCCAAGTACGCCGACAATAAAGAAGAGGTGTACAAGTATTGGCGAAAGAGAAAAATATCACCTGAAACAATAGACTATCTGAATATACAGCAGGACGAACAAGGAAATACTCTGTTCCAATATTTCGATCTGAACGACGTGCTCGTAATGTGTAAAGTGCGCAAATCACGCGCAGTGCCTCACGGTGAACTTAAGATATGGTATCTCGAAAACAGCGATTGCTGTAATGTCCTTTACAATATCAACAAAATAAATACCACTCAGCCGTTGATAATATGTACCGGTGAAGGCGACTGTGCCGCACTCATTGAGTGCGGTTTTTACAACTCCGTAAGCATTAACGGCGGCGACCAGAATACGAAGTGGATTGAAGAGTGCTGGGATTTTCTGCAAGAGTTTGACGAAATTATCCTCGTCCACGACAATGATAGAAGCGGCGAGGAATACATAAAGAAAGTAGCTCCGAGGTTGGGCGAATATCGTGTCAAGGTTGCAGAAATCCCGTTGTCCCACACCAATGCAGACGGCGAGAAAGTTCGCATAAAAGACATAAACGAACTGTTGTTCTTCGAGGGAAAAGAAGCGGTCAGAGATGTAATCAATAACGCAAAAGAGTCTGAGATTCCCGCGATAGTCGATTACACCGAGGTAAAAAGATTTGATATGTCCGATGTCGAGGGTTTTACTACCGGATTCGAGGACTTAGATGCGGCTCTTGGCAAGAACTACATGGGCTCGACGACTCTCATAACAGGTATTGCGTCGGCGGGCAAGAGTTCGCTTATATCAACGCTCGTATGCCGCTCCATAGAACAGGGCTATCCGTGCTTTATTTACAGTGGAGAACTTTCAAATCCGTCTCTTAAGAACTGGATTGACTTTGTTCACGCGGGACAGCGAGGGCTTGAAGAAGTGCAGGGCGAACACGGCAAGTATTACAGAATCAAGTCAGATGTGTATAGGAAAATCAATTCCTATTATCGCGGTCAGCTTTACTTCTACAAAGATTCATTCTCGCATAAGACTGAAGACCTCCTCGCGACGGCGGAGAGTGCGGTAAGAAGACTCGGAGTAAAAACGGTGTTTTTCGATAATCTCACATCTGTAGATCTGTCGTGCGACGATAATTCGAAGTGGACTAAGCAGGAAGATTTTATAAGACAAATCATTGACTTTGCGAAACGATGGAACGTTGCTTGTTTCGTGGTTATTCATCCGAAGAAAATGGAGCAAGTGCGCAAGATGAGCATCTTCGACCTACAGGGTGTTGCCGCTGCCGCTAACCTTGCACAGCGTGTTATATCGCTGTACCGAGTGTCACCCAAAGATAAAAAGGGGGTTATTGGCAGAAACGGTAAATTTATTACGCCGCCCATGAAAGGCAGTGTTGTCCTCGAAGTTCTCAAAGACCGATATGGTAGTGCAAACAACAAAGAGTTTGCTCTGTACTACGACAATCCAAGTAAGAGATTTTACACAACGCCGCAGAATCTCGCCCATGCTTACGGGTGGGAAGTCGCCGACGGTGTGACGAGTGCAGAGTTGCCTTATGGCACTCCTGCTTATGACGAAGATATGGACGAGGAGGTGTTTGGTTGACAGATAACTTAGTTATTTATCATTTGCACAGCGATAACAGTCTGCTGGATAGTTGCACAGGCTATAAGCTGTATATTGACAGAGCTGCTGAACTTGGGCAACCGGCTATAGCGTTCAGCGAACACGGGAAGCCGCTCAACTGGGTCAAGAAAAAGATGTATTGTGACGAAAAAGGAATTAAATACATCCACGGCGTTGAGATATATCTCACTGAAAGCCTTAACGAAAAGGTCAGAGACAACTACCACACGGTGCTTATAGCCCGAAATGAACAGGGGGTGAAAGAACTCAATCTCGCAGTGTCAAAATCATGCGATAAAGACCACTTTTATTATGTAAATAGATTGAGTTTTGACGAGTTTCTGAAGCTGTCCAACAACATTATCACGACGAGCGCGTGTCTCGCAAGTCCTCTAAATAAGCTTCCCGTAGACCATCCGATGTACGAGAGTCTTGTTAAGCGATATGACTTCCTTGAGATTCAGGCTCATGATTGTCAAGAGCAGAGAGACTTTAATGTGCATTTGGCGGAGCTTGCGAAGAAGTACGGTAAGCCGCTGATAGCAGGAACCGATACTCACTCGCTTGACAAATATAAAGCCGAGTGTCGCAAGATATTGCTTAAATATAAAAACAAGTCCTACGGTGACGAAGATACATACGACCTTACATATAAGTCCCGTGAGGAATTAGATGCTGCGTTTGCAAGGCAGGGCGTTCTGCCTCCCGAACTGTACAGACAGGCTATGGATAATACGCTTGTAATGGCTGACATGGTAGAACCGTTCAAGCTTGATACATCTATTAAATACCCGATACTGTACGGGTCGGCTGAAGAGGATAGTCGAATAGAAGCTGAGCGTGTTGACCGAATGTTCAAAGAGAAGCTTGAGTCGGGAGTCATACCGCCCGAGCAGGAAGAAGCGTTCAGAACCGCACTGGCTGAAGAGAGAAAAATCTTCGAGAAGGTTGGCATGAATGGCTTTATGCTTTGCGAAAGTGAATTGATATGCTGGTGCAAGGAGCATGGCATTGCCATAGGTCCCGGACGAGGTTCGGTTAGTGGATCGAGAACTGCTTTTGTAACAGATATAACCGACTGCAACCCCGAACAGTGGCACACGGCGTTTGCGAGGTTCTGCCATGAAGACAGAGTTGAACCGGCTGATATTGATACCGACTGCATAGATAAGGATAGACCCAAAATCTTCCAGTATATAATTGATAGATTTGGGGCGGAGAAGACGGCGCGAGTAGCTGCTTTTGGAACACTTCAGGCAAAGGCGACTATTAAAGGAATCGGAAATGCGCTGGCTAAGTATTGGGAAGAGAAGAAGAGCGGAGAACAGTTCAAGCCGTCCGACAAGTTTTCACCGGACAACCCGTATTCATTGAGAAACATTGACGGGGTTGTTGAAGAGTTTCTAATGGACGAAGACTTGGCGAAGAAGAATCATCCCGATATTTTCTTCTATTATGACGGGCTTCTGAACACAAAGATATCCCAGTCAATTCATCCTGCGGGTATAGTTATCAGTCCTATAACACTGACGGATAATTATGGTGTCTTTGATAAAGATGGAGAGCGTTGCGCTTTTATTGATATGGAAGAACTTCACGCCGTCGGAGCAGTTAAATTTGACTTCCTGATACTCAAAAATATAGGAATTATAAACGATGCTTGCAAAATGGCTGGGATTCCATACCCCCATATGAGTGAGATGAACTTCGACGACCAAAAGGTTTGGAATGATATGTTGAGAAGCCCCATAGCTCTGTTCCAGTTTGAAAGCAGCTTTGCTTATAGCCTAATGAAAAGATTTAAGCCTAAATCGATATTTGAACTCACGCTGGTTAATGCAGCTCTGCGTCCCGGCGGAGCTTCATACAGAGACAAGCTTGTTGAACGCATACCAAATAAAAACCCCAGTGAAGAAATAGATACTCTCCTTAAAAATAATCTTGGATATCTGGTTTATCAAGAGGATGTCATGAACTTCTTGACTCAAATATGCGGTATGTCCGGAGGCGAGAGCGACCGAATAAGAAAGATGATAACCAAAAAGAAAGTTGATGAGATAGAAGCCATAACCCCGAAGATTTTAGACGGGTATTGCAATCACTCGGATAAGCCCAGAGAAGAAGCCGAAGAGGAAGCAATGGAGTTCATGAAGGTTATTAAAGATGCAGGCTCTTATGCGTTCAATTTTAACCACTCTGTGAGTTATAGCTTGGTGTCGTATCTCTGTGCATATCTCCGTTGCTATTATCCTTGTGAGTTTATCACGGCATATCTTAACAACGCCGCTAATGAAGATGATGTTATCAACGGCACTACGCTCGCCGCCGAATATGGATTTAAAGTAACACCACCTCGCTTCGGTGCATCGAGAGATGTTTTCTATTTCAATAAAGAGAAAAAAGAAATAGCAAAGGGGTTGACGAGCGTCAAGTATATGTCCGCGGCTCTTGCGAATGAGCTGTATGACATATACGACGAAGTAAAAGGGAAGTCGTTTATGGAAGTTCTCAAGGCTCTATCGAAGACCTCTATTGATGCGCGTCAGCTCGATATTCTGATTAAAATTGGCTACTTTGAAGAGTTTGGGAATATGGGAGGGCTGCTGAAGCTTGTGCAGGTGTACTCGTTCTTCAAGAACGGAACTGCAAAATCTGTCAGCAAGTCCAAAGTGGCGGGTTTCCTTACGGATATCATTTCGGGTTACGCGACGGATAAGGGCGTCAAGGGAAACGAGCTTAAGTCTTACACAATAACCGACATGGACGGGCTTTTAGCGGCTTGTGAAGAGCAAATTAGAAAATCAAATGTTCCTGACTTAACGCTTAAAGTCAAAATACAAAACAGCATTGACTATCTCGGATATGTTGGTATTCAGACCGGACGACCGGAAGATAGGAGAAGGCTTCTGATAACAGAAGTGTTTCCTATGCGTGGACAGAATGGTGTGCCGTGGGGATATAAAGTGAATACGCAGAGTCTGGGTACAGGTAAGCAGTCGTCGTTGACGATACCGGCGAGAATATATGCCGAAAATCAGGTGGCGAAGGGCGATATCGTGTACGCTGACAACTGCTACAAGAACACTAAAGGATATTGGTATCTTAATTCTTATAGAAAGATATGAGGTGAAGAGGATGAATGAAGATTACACGAAGCTCAGGGACTTTGCACTGAAACGCCTTAACGACAGTTGCGACAACAACGGGCATGATATCAGATTTTGGATTGGTTATCTTGAAGGACTGAACGCGCTGTATAAGAAACTATGCGCAACCGAAGAAGCTCTCGAAAAGCAGATACCAAAGAAGCCGATAAACGAAGAGCACTATTACATGTGCCCTTGCTGCCGAGGCGACTTGGGTGTTTCGGATGATGATATTTTCATTTATGAACTTCTGAAGCCTAAATATTGCAGCAATTGCGGATGTGCGCTTGACTGGTCGGAGGTGGATGAATGAAGTGTGAAGATTGCTTGCACGAAAAAGTCTGTTATATGCGTGAGATTTGTGACGATGTTAAAGAGGAAATAAAAAGGTTCGGCTGTATGAATTTTATTGCTTGTGCAGATGTGCGAGAAGTTAAAGACGGCTGGGAATGGAAAGCGAGCTGTAAAGGTGAAGGAGGCGTAACCGAATGAGTGATTATATTGACCGCGATGAGCTTTTAACAGAGATAGAGAACTTAAAAAAATCTCCGTGGTATAACGGTTGTAACGGAAACTACGAAAGAATTATTCGCGGTGATGCAATCGGTGTTGTTGTAGACCTTTGCATAAGGCAAGCTCCTGCCGTAGATGTACAAGGGGTCAAGCACGGAAAATGGAAGCTGTGCTATGAAGATCGGCGAAAGCAAATCGCAGGCGATGAGTGCTCCGCTTGTGGCTTTCAGCATTACGGGACGTGTATATCACACTATCATTACTGTCCGAACTGCGGCGCAAAAATGGACGGAGGTAAAGAATGACCGGAAGAGATTTAAGCAACTGCCTTAATTATAACGGAATGATAAAGGATGCAAGACAACTTGCGCTTAAAGACAAAATGGCAACAGTAGAAGAACTCGCGCTTATGGGCGAGTTGGAGATATGCGATTTAATTGTCAAAAACTACGAAGCTGTTATGAGCGAAAACGAAAAAGTCCTTTTGATTCCAAAAGATAAAATGGACGAATTTAAGCAAATGGCTGTATATCTGTGCCGATAGGGAGGTAATGACAATGGCACTTGCTAAAAGATGTGATAGATGCGGGAAGTTTTACGAGTGGTATCGCGCGTCCAGTACCGAGAATGAGCATATTGAGAGTGAGTTTATCGAAGACAAATACGACGATAGTTTAGTGTGCGGCGGAGCTAACGCTATTGTGCTTTGCAAAAATAGCCATATTGGTAAAAGAATAAAGGACATAGCAACCTTAGACTTTTGTTCCGAATGCCTAAAAGCATTTGATGCGTTTATGAATCCATTAAAACAGGAGGTAAAGGGTAATGGCTGGTGCAGATAGATGCGTTTGTTGCGACGCAATAGTCCCCGAGGGGTGGCAGGTGTGTCCGTCGTGTGCGGCGGCATACATAATGGCGAGAGAGATGGGCGGTGGGAGAGACCCCGATAGAATAGACGGCTTTCTTGAAGTGCTCGGTAAAGCGTGGAAGAAAGTTCCTGATTGGAGGTTCTTTCAGCTGGTATGTAATCTTCAGAGGATGATAGGTTCTGACGGGTTCTATTGGGAAGATGATAAGGCTAAAGAGTTTATTAGGTCTTGGACGGTGTCAATGACTACGACGGAGGAGAATAATGAAGAAAGAGTTTAATGAGTGCGTCGGATGTCCGCCTGAACTTGGGTGCATCGGCGACTCGTGTCCACATAGGCGTGTTACCCGATACTTCTGCGACAAGTGCGGTGAAGAGGAGACGCTTTATTATGTGGATGGCGACGAGTTGTGTGCAGAGTGCGTGTTGGACGGGCTTGATGTCGTCGAGGGTTCAGATGAATAAAAAGGAGAGATTAAATGATAAAAATTGAAAATGAGTCTGTATCAAGTATATCCAGAGCCATATATTCAGCGCGAAATGCTATGAACTCATGGGATAAGTCGGATTCCGATTTAGAGAAAGATATCGTCGGTTCTAACGACCTCGCCCTCGCAAAACGTCTTTGTAGTGCTGGCACCGACCATCGTAAGTTTATGAGAATGATTACGGTGTATGTGGATATAACAGCTCCTTTGTATTTTTGGAAAGAATTTTCGACTTACAAAGTGGGCACGGTTGCCAATTCTTGTTCAACTATGCACAAGATTACGGCGAAGGAATTTACGCTTGATGATTTTTCGCACGAACATTTATTTAATACTTCTTTGCTTGAAAAGATTATTAATGAACTTAATGCATATCGAAATGCTTATTATGCCTATGACAAGCTACCGGAAGATTATGAACCAGAGACTTCTAAGAAAGATATTTGGTGGCAGCTCATCCAGCTCCTTCCGTCTTCTTACAATCAGCGTCGGACGGTCATGTTGAATTACGAAGTGCTTACCAACATATACAAGTCCCGCCGCAACCATCGTCTCGATGAGTGGGTTGAGTTTTGCGCGTGGATAAAAACGCTCCCCTATCATGAACTAATTACTGGAGGTGATGAAAACGATTGACTATTCGATTATCGGAAAACGTTTTGGTCGGCTAACAGTGAAGGAACTCGACCATATAGGCAAGAACCGCGGTACGTGGTGGAAATGCGCATGTGATTGCGGAAATGAGACCGTTGTGTACCGAGGGTCATTAACTTCTGGTGATATCATTTCATGTGGGTGTTACCGAAAGGAGCATATTCACGAATATGGGAAAACCCACGGTTTAACGTCCAGTCCATTATATTCTGTGTGGAGCGGGATGATCCAACGTTGTACCAATCCCAACGCAGACAATTTCGAGCGTTATGGCGGAAGAGGAATTACTGTATGTGATGACTGGAGAAACCATTATGAATCGTTCCATAATTGGGCTACAGAGTCTGGATATAAAAAAGGCTTAAGTTTAGACAGACGTGATAATGAAAAAGGATATTTTCCAGAAAATTGTCAATGGGCAGATAGGTATTCTCAACAAAATAATACACGAAGAAACCACTATGTAACATGGAATGGAATAACACACAGTATTGCTGAATGGTCTCGAATTCTTGGCGTAAACCATGAAACTTTGCGATACCGAATTAATCATGGAAATATGGTCGATTTTGAAAGGAGCAAAAATGAGGAGGTCTGATATGGACGCAATAGATTACCTTAAAACAAGAGAGCGAATGTGCGAGAAGTCATGTGGTTGCTCCGTGTGCCCGCTCGCTATGAGCGAACCTTTTGGTTGTGAGACCGTTGAATCTCAGCGCCCCGAAGAGGCTGTAGAGATGGTTGAGAAGTGGGATGTGGAACATCCAGTAGAGACATACATGAGCAACTTCCTCGAGAAGTTCCCAAACGCGATATTGGACAACAAAGGCTATCCGCCTAACTGTGTGAGATACCTTTATGGCAACGACCACACTCCAACCAGCGGCTGTTGGTGTGATGATGTTTCTTGCTCAGATTGTTGGGATAGACCTATAAAGGAAGAGAAGTGTAGATATTATAGGGCTGAACACGGAGCCAAAGTGTGCATCGGTCAAAAGGGTGAGCCGTCGTGTAAGTGCGGCGGCGACATGAATCGTTGTGAAAGGAGAAGATAAATGAGCTATTACTTTAACAGAGAAGATATTTTAAATGGTGCAAAAGACTGCGTTTGCAGGAGCAGAGAGGCGGACTACAGTTCGCCCGAGAACAGCTTTACCGCGATAGCAAATTTGTGGACGAGCTATCTTGACGCGGCTTTCCCGGGCGAGAAAGTTCTACTAACCTGCAAAGATGTCGCCGCCATGATGGTGCTTTTTAAAATGGCGAGAGTGGCGACCGGTAGGGGAAAGGCTGATAACTGGATAGATGCGGCGGGGTATGCAGCGTGTGGCGGTGAAATCGAGAAGATAATTCGACCCGACACAGAAGCTCCGAAGGACATTGATTGTGGGATGGCTGTATGAGAAAGAAAGAGTTGAAACAGGAGCTAAGTTCTCTGCACACCGACCTCGAAACCGCTAAGAATAATGCTGGATTTTGGAAGAGATATGCGGAGTTCAGTCAAGAAAAATTAGAAGATAACAAACAACTCCGTGAAGAGAACTTAAGACTGAATAAGTTACTCGTAGAGGTGACAAGCGACCTTAACGCACTTCGCCGAAGTAGTGGATTCGCTCATGCTTACTGCGCTTACGATGAGTGGTTAGACAAAGAATACTGTGACCGTTGCAGAGAGAACGGATATAACGATTGGAAATGGAGAGGAGTTTTAAAAAATGAAGAGAATCATTGACGAGATATTTGACTGGATTACAGCGATAGATGAGGCGATAGAAATAACTGCCAAAAATGAGGCTCATAGCGACCACAAGGGTGACGAGCCACAGATACATACGTGTCCCGCAGACTGCAAGGGAGTACCCAACGCCAACTGGCACTCAATAGAAACCGTCGGCGACCTGCCTGAGTACAGCGGTAAGTTTATTGTGACGATTGAAGAGTTCTTTTATTCAATCAACTGTATACACTCGGGTCCTCGCAACGAGAGAGCGACCGTTACAGCGTGGTACGACGCCGACTCGATGACTTGGGAGATTGACGGCGTGGATAAGCCCGTAGATGCAGTTGAGGGTGGAAGCGTTGACGGCGTACTCACTTTCGTGGTGGCATGGCAGACGCTCCCCGAGCCTTACGAGGAGGACTGATAGAGTGATTAACATTCTTAGAAACGGAGCAAGTAAAAAACTTGAATTTAAGTGCCCGACCTGCGGGTGTGTTTTCGAGGCGGACATAGATAGCTATGTTCTGACAGGGGAAGAGATTGTTCGCGAATCATACGACGGGGCGCACAGGGTTGTTGTGTACGCGCCTTACACAATGTCAAAATGCCCGTGCTGCGGACGAGTAGCACATGAGGCTTAACTTATACATACGGAGGTTCACAAAACATGAAAGTAACACTTTATACGACGCATTGCCCTAAATGCAATGTGCTGACGACCAAGCTAAAACAGAAGGGAGTGGATTACGAAGAAGTTACCGATGTGGACGTTATGAGAGATAAGGGCTTTATGTCGGCTCCTATGCTTGAGGTTGACGGAAAGATAATGACTTTCGTCGAAGCGATTAAATGGGTTAATGAGGTGATGTGATATATGAAGTTCAATATAGATAGTCTCGATAGAAGTTTCGTAATTGAATATAATCGTCTGCAAAATGCTTACCCGGAGAGACTGAGTGAGCTCAATGGATTTGGAGATAAACAGCTCAACTATACCGATTTCATTGATAATTTTGTTGATAAGCAGACCATAGCAGACGCGAGTATAGACGGCAACGCGAATGTTGCACACAAGGATATTGTTTCGCTCATAAATGAAATGTCAAAGCCGCATTCAAAGCTTCTGGCGTTCAACAAGATATTTCATGAGCTAACTAAGAAGTACGGACACGAGGATGCCGCTGAATGGTTGAAGGGCGAGTGGGACGGACACTTTTATCTGCACGACGCTCATAGTTCGTCTTGGGTTCCGTATTGCTTTGCTTATGATATAGACGAACTGGTGAAGCGCGGACTTTATTTTATAGATAACTTCAATGCGGCTCCGCCTCAGCACCTCAATACATACACTGATTTTGTCAGTGAGTTTGTGTCGTGGACGTGCAATAGATCCTCGGGCGCGGTTGGACTCCCGAGCTTCCTCGTTTATTCGTATTACTTCTGGAAGAAAGATTGCGACGAGGGTTACTTTGTAAAGTCTCCCGAATATTACAGAGACCAGTCTTTTCAGGAGATAATCTATCGACTTAATCAGCCTTATCTGAGGGGCGGAATCCAGTCGGCTTTTACCAACTTCTCAATATTCGACAAGCCGTATCTTGAAGCGCTCTTTGGTGGCAAAGAGTTCCCCGACGGAACATTCATTATAGATTATATTGACGAGATTAAGGAGTACCAGAAAGCGTTTATGAAAGTGCTTTCTGATACAAGAAGAGAGAACCTTATGACATTTCCGGTCGTTTCGTTCGCTCTTCTTAGACAGAACGGCAAGTTCGTAGACGAGGACTTTGCAAAGTGGTGCTGCCGTCATAACATGAAGTGGGCGGATAGTAACATTTTCGTATCAGAGGATGTTACAAGCTTGAGTAACTGCTGCTTTGCTGGGTCGCAGGAGGTCGTCGTAAAGTTTGGCGACGGCGAGGCGACAACCCTCTCGTTTAAAGAGCTGTGCGAAGAAAAATACGCGGAGGCTCGAAAGAAATTATTTGTACGCTACAAGGGGCATTGGTGTCAATGTAAAGCTGTTAAACTCCCCGCAAGACCATTCTATAAGGTTATTACTAATAATCACGACGAGATGATAGTTACTGATAATCATATAGTGCCGGTAATCGGCGGCGACCTTAGAACAACCGATCTTGCCGTGGGTTATGGTATTCTGTATGATTTAGATTGCTGCGCTCAAAAAGGAGGTATCGAGATTGATAGCGGCGGACGTCTTTATTCTACGATAAAGTCAATAGAACCAGTGGATATTGATGAGAAGTTCTGCTATTGTCTTGAGATGTACGACAAAGATGATCCCTATTTTACTCTAGCGAACGGCATTATCACACATAACTGCCGTCTTAAGAGCAACATAAAGGAACTTGGCTACTTCAACAGCATCGGCGGGTCGGCACTTGAGGTCGGATCCATCAAGGTAAACACAATAAACCTTGCCCGTCTTGCCTACGAGACGACATCTGAAGAAGAGTATCTCGAAGCCCTTAAGGGTCGAGTAATTACCTGCGCAAAAACTCTTGATGTTATTAGAGATATTATGAAGCGAAACACAGAAAAGGGACTGCTTCCTAACTATGCGCTCGGTATTATCAACATGAAGTCACAGTACAACACCGTTGGTATTATTGGTGTGTACGAGGCATTACAGAAGTTTGGCTACACCTACCGCGACGAGTTCGGCAATACATATTATAAAGACGAGGGCGTGGAGTTCGCCAAGAAGATACTCGCGACAATCACCGAGACCAAAGACGAGTTTGTTAAGGACAAGGATTATATGATGAATATCGAACAGGTTCCCGGAGAGAGAGCTGCGGCTGTTCTTATGGAGAAAGACAAGCTGTTCTTCCCCGATGAGAAATATGACCTTCCTCTGTACGGTAATCAGTGGATTCCACTCGGCATAAAGACGACCATAGCGGAAAAGGTTAGAGTGAGTGCTATTCTTGACAAAGCTTGCTCGGGCGGCAGTATAGTCCATTTGGGATTAGCTGCTCCGTTTAGTGATTTCGATGAAGCTTGGTATATGATGAACTATGTGGCAGACGCGGGTGTTAACTACTTTGCCTTTAATCTTCGTATATCAGCTTGTGACAATAACCACGGATTCTTCGGAGATACTTGCCCTGAGTGCGGACACCCCGTTGAGACAACCTATCAACGTATAGTTGGATTCCTTACACCCACCAAGACCTACTCTGAGGCGCGTAAGAAAGAGTTTGCTATGCGCGACTGGTTCGACCTTAATAATATAGGAGAACTTTAATGCGAGTAAAAGCAATCGAAGTAGAGGCATTTGGGGACTACAAATATCCTGCGATGCTTATAGGTGCTAACGGTTGCGACTGGAAATGCGAGAGAGATTGCGGGGAGAAGCTGTGCCAAAACTCTTCCCTCGCAACTTCTCCCACCATCGAGGTTGCTCCGTATAGACTGTTTGAACTCTATCAGTCGAGCACTGTGACGAGAGCAGTTGTATTTGGCGGGCTGGAGCCTATGCTTCAGATAGAAGAGATTCTTGAGGTCATTGATTATTTTCGTCAGCGCACAGACGACCCTATCATAATTTATACGGGGTATACTCCTGATGAAATTGAGCCTGAACTAACCGAGCTTAGGCGACACAAAAACATTATCGTAAAGTTTGGACGGTTTGTCCCCAACCAACAGCCCCACAGAGACGATGTTCTCGGGGTGATGTTGGCGAGCAATAACCAGTATGCGGAGAAGATAAGTTAAGGAGGCAATATGGAAGATAAACTTACAATTAAATTTGAATTAAAGGACGAGTACGGCTTCACCCACACGTCGTCGTCAGAGTTTCAGGTGTATAGCGATTTTGGTGACACGACCGTTGACCTGATAGGGCAGTACCTTAACACTTTCCTTGTGCAGTGTGGCTATGCGAGGCGAGACAATATTTTTATGGAGTCTCTAACAGACGATGAGCTTGAAGCAGTAGCCTATTTTCTTGAGGATTATAGACTGGACAAAAAGAATAAGGAGAAGAATAATGAAGAAGATTAAAATAAAGTATCACGACGCGGACATGGAGCGTCTTCAGAAAATATCACAGGGCGACTGGATAGACCTCAGAGCTGCCGAAACTGTAGAGCTTAAGAGGGGAGAGTTTAAGCTTATATCTCTTGGCGTGTCTATGAAGCTCCCCGACGGTTACGAGGCTCATGTTGTGCCGAGAAGCAGCACATACAAGAACTTCAAGGTCATACAGGCTAACAGCATGGGAATTATAGATAACAGCTACAGCGGTGACGACGATGTGTGGATGTTCCCCGCGATAGCTCTTGAAGATACAAAAATTGAAAAGGGCGATAGAATATGCCAGTTCCGCATAGTAAAATCTATGCCTAAAGTGCAACTCGACGAAGTGGAACACCTTGACGACCAGTCCAGAGGCGGGTTTGGCTCTACAGGAGTAAAATGATGAAGAATAACAAGCTTTTATTTTATGTCTTGTCGTTCACTTGGGGCTTACCTATGACGCTTATAGGTGTGGTCGCCGCCGCAGTTATGCTGTTACTCTTCAGAAAGCCGGAGCTGTGTGGCTATTGTATAAGATTCAGAATTGGCAACGGCTGGGGTGGCGTATCGCTTGGACTGACGATAATTACGGACAACCAGTCAGAGAGCGAGATTACATACCATGAACACGGTCACGCAATTCAGAACACACTCTACGGCTTCTTTATGCCGTTCCTCGTGTGTATTCCCTCAATGATACGGTATTGGTATAGAGAATATCTCGTGCGGATAAAGGGGTATAGATACAGTTCTCTGCCCGCCTACGACGACGCATGGTATGAGGGACAGGCGACCAGATGGGGTACGGAACTTATGGCAAATCTCGGACGGTAATTTTAGCCTACAAGTTAACTCATGAGATGTTTAGGCTTCAAGTTTGCAATCTAAATACAGCAAAAAATAGGGTAAAATAAAGAATAATGGTTGACTTTCTTTTCTAATGTGTTATAATTCCAATTAAGAACCTCTTGGTTCCTATACACCTATTTAAGAGCGGCTTTGCTTGTGCAAAGCCGCTCTTGTCCTATAAAGGGTATTGACAATATATTTCTATAAGTTATAATTAGCTTGTGGATAAAACAAATAGCAAGGAGGAGCCTTATGACTTTAGAGAAGTATTTTGAGAAGACTGGTAAAATTTATGGCGTTTCAAGTAAGTTCGATTTCGGCGAGTGGCATCACCGATTAGCCGAGTTTGACAGCTTGGAAGAAGCCTACAAGTGGCTTAACACTGAAGAAGGTGACTTCCGCACAAGAGAGATTGGGTCGAAGACTCACATCGCTAAGATTGCTGGTATAACCCCGCAAAAGTTAGACGAGGAACTGAAGCCTTATTTTATGAGGTGATTTAGGTTAAAAACGCGGGTAGGGATTTCTCCCTACCCGCGTTTTTTATTTCACTTAGCCTTCTTCGTTCTCGTTTGCGTCTTCGTCGGGCTCTACTTCACTCTGCTCTTTAGCATTGCCCTGAGCGTGAAGAAACTCGTCCGCTGCCTGAGCTGCCGCAGTAAAGCTATTGTTCTTCCAATAGCTGACGACGCCAGTTACAATGGCGAGCACGACGCTGACTATTGCGTACAGCTGATTCTCATCAAAGCTGATACCCGCAACGCCAAATGCACCGAGTGTAAGGTTGACAAGAGAGCCTACCATAAGGATAAGGCGAACCCAAGTGCCGACCGACACATTGCTAAGATTCTCAACGATGTCTTTAAATTTCTGCATAATCTTACCTCCCGAGTATAAATGCGATAAAGGCTGTCACAGCAGCACCGATAAGGGCAGACACAATGGTCTCCCAACGCTTACTGGGACGGTCTTTTAAATCGTCTATTGCTTGCTGAAGCTTTCCGAGGGTCTCAATAACCGTATTAAGCTTAGAGGTTACAACGCTCTGAGTTTTATCAATTGCGTTGACCTCGCTGCTAAGAGTGGTATATTCTTTTTCAAGCACCTCGACGCGCCTCTTAAGGCTCTTTATCTCTGCTTCCAAGGCGTCCATACTGATTGCCATTATGATACCTCCTCAAGATATTTAATAGCAACCCACGACATGATATCTGAAAGCAGAGCCTCCTTTACGCCGCCGTTTGTTTGAATTTTTGAGACCTTATGTTTTGTGGGCGCGAGCTGAGCTTTAGGAACAGCCTTACCCCTTGTGTTGGAGAGTCCACCGTAAACCGCACCCGACTTAATTGTTACTGTGGAGCCCACGCCTATTTCTCTTGATACACCCTTAACCACCGAAAGGTCTGCCGCGTATACCCATGAGTTAATCTCCTTAAGCAAAACTTTGTTACCATTCACAGACTTAACTGTGTGTTTACGGAGCTTAACCCATACAGGAATACTCTGACCCGTAGCGTACTTCTTACCCGTAATCTTAACGACATCTCCCGCTTTTATAGCAGAAGTGGACGAGGTAGGGGTGGAAGGCGTTGTTGGCGCAACAGATGGGGTGCTCGTCGCCGACTTTTTAAGTCCATATACAGAAGCAACCGCATCGGCTATTGCAATACCGCATTGTTTCTGCCCAGACGCGTTCTCAACGTGTTTACGGTCAGAGGCTGTGTCAATAAAAACGGTCTCGACGAGGAGGCTCTGACATTTAACCTCTCTGACGAAACCAAAGTAGTTTGTGTTATTTTGCACCTTAACTTTTGCTCCACGGTTCGGGATGCCGAACTTAGTAGCAATGCTCTTACTGATTGCACCGGCTATTGCTTTACCGGCGTTGTTGCCTACTTTATAGTAGACTTCAGATCCGGTGCCGTGGGCGGCGTTAAGATGTATCTCCATAGCAAGGTCGTACTTGCCAGCGTTTATAGTCTTAATGCGACTATAAAGGCTCTTGTCTGCGTCGTAATTTATCAGCGTTACATTACAGCCATACTCACGAAGAGCTGCCGCTGCATACTTGCCGATCTCACGACCGATTTTAAATTCTTGAAAATTGCCACTACACGCACCGCTGTCGTAGCCGCCTTTTTCGTTTTTACCGTGTCCGATAGACATAGCTATGTTCATATTTAATCCTCTCTTTCTATGCTATCTTTTTATTCGCCGCTTTGGCAGCGACACATAACAATCTTATAGTCACCGGCTCCCAAAATACGAGTAGCCGTTGCATAAACCATTAGTTTGCCATTCTCGTAATACATAGTACCATTATAACTGGCTGAGCTTAGTTTGTTTGTTTTTCCCGCCACATATATGTTTGTGCCTCCACCCGAGCGCACGGAGAGCCCATACATAAATCCGCCAATTGCGATGTTTCCGCTCATATTGAGTAGAATATAATTGTTGGTTTGTTGTGTTGTTGTTGGGAATAACATAACAACAAAGTCATCATCGGCGTGGTGTTCTGTTAAGAACTCGTCGTTCTGAAGCACCGTCGTTACTGTGGTTGCATCGGATGACAAGGTAAAGTCCACAGTTTTTATTTGAGTCGCTCCTTGCGCCACAGCGACAACAACTGACGCAAAATCGGTTACGTCATATGTTCCGTTAGCTGTTATCTGCTTTGTGCCGCTCGGACCCGCCCCGCCATCCTGAGTGTTCTTTACGACAATATCTCCCTCGCAATACTTACCGGCAGTTTTAAGTGTCTTTGTTGAATCTGTTGAGATATTTGCAATAACACTATTCTTATATGTGATTTCGACAGACATTAGCTCGTACCTCCGTCATATTTGGGTAATGTGGCGAGTGTGAGATATCCTTGATTTTTTACCCATGTTTGTGTTACCTCCTGCGACGGAACATTAACTATTTGTTTATAATCTACCTTAATACCACTTGCTAATGTGCCTACTTGCTCATATGTTAGATCCTCGTTAACTGTTATAATGGGAGCACCATCGCTGGTAACGGAGTAAACATTAAGCTTGAAATATGCCGCCGCATCGTTCGCAATCGTAAACTGACATCCGTTCTCGCCCGCTACATAATCCTTAACAAAGTAATATGATTTATTGTCAATAAGATTTCCGCGATTAACAAGCGTTAATTTCGAGTAATCGTTCTTATACAGAATTACCCGGCAATTATCATCGCCGGGATCAAAAGAAATACCCTTTAATCTAATAATCGCTCCTACGCTACAAGGAATAAATCCTGTACAAAGAAGACCGCTTGCGGTGGAAAGCGTTGTACCATCCGTTCCCCACATTTTCCCAATTTGATAACCAGCTTCACCAAATACACTTCCATCAGTTGCAGTTGCAGTGGGCAACCTGTTTGTGAACTGCGGGACAAGTGTTGTTTGAAAAGTAGCATCATACGCTTCTTTCAAAAGTAGCTCCTTGTTTTCTGAACCTGTGAAGAACATAGGCGTATCGCCGATAGGCTTAAACCAACGAGTAAATGGCTCTTGCAAAATGGTTATTTTTTCAAGATTGCTATCTGTATCGGTGTAAATCAACCTCCGAATGTCATAAGAAGGCATTTCATAATAAAAGAAATCATTAAGAATTGTCCCACTACAATTTCCAGTCATTGCTATATGCTGATATATACATCCCGTAGAGGTGTCGCCACTCCAAAGTGTATTATTCGAGTTCCAATCCCACACTCTACTACCGCTGAGATCTGTGTTTCGAGACCGAATAAGTTGAATTCCATATTTAGCGTAAGAGACATTTGTGCCAGCTGTTGTAAGTGCTGGACGCGGCTGTATGGTGGCAGATATATACGCATTATTGCAATCCTCTAAGCATACGCCAATTTCGCAGGCGTCAATTACAGCCTCGATACGAGCCTCGTGGCACCAACCAGACCCAACCATCTTGGCGTGTATTCCAAAGGCAAAAGCCCCCGCAATTCGTATACCCGAGAAATTTAACCCCCAAATAAAGGTGGAAGTTGCCGAACTATCTGCTTCTATGTAAACAGCTGTACCGCTACAAGTTCCATCTACAGAATAATGAAACCCCCTACTGTCTGTCTTGGTGATACAGACATCTGTAATATAGCGCCCGGTTTTCCACTGAGGATCCCACTTGTTATACGGCGGTACGTCGGTTACGCTATTATCAAGCGAGGAAGCAACATAGATGACACTTTTGCTAAATTCGTAAGGAACTCTTATCACTGCGTGGTTTCCTTTAAGATAAGCTGACATTTTCATAGCTATGCAATTTTCTGACGTCTGCGTAAAATCAAGCACAGTATCGGTATTCAATTCTAACCTACACGCGTCGCGAATTGTCAACACATCAGAAAGTTTGTATGTTCCCGCAGGAACATATACACACCTGTATTGAAGTAGTGCCGTTTGGAAAGCCGCCGTATCATCCGTTACCCCATCTCCTTTCGCGCCGAGGGTTCGGACATTGACCCCCCCCATAAGTTTTACCCCGCTTAATTGTGTAGCCATAATATCGACCTTGGCTTCCTCTGTAACAAGAACATCATTCTCAGTTAAATAAGTTTTTAAGGTACTTTTTGCATTTTTTATGCGCTCAATTTCTGAGTTTATACTCATACGCCAACGCCTCCTTAAATTGCTGCGAGAGCTGTCTCAATATCATTGGTAAGAGTAACTGTACCACCAGAGGTTTTACCCGCAGGAATAGTGTAACTGGTCGTCATCAAGCCGTCTATCGTCCCTGTCAGAGTACCGTTGTCCGCCATAATACCCTCAATGACCGAGCCATCGGCGGCGACTATTTTCTTGCCGTCCACGACATCTCCGGCAGCAGCGGTAACGCCGCTAACATCCTGATATTTGTCGGGTATAGCCCCAACCGTGACCTTGCTAAGCACCTTACCCGCCGTCGGCGTGATATCCTGCGCCGCTTTAGTAGGTGTGGCGGTCTTGGTTTCGAGCACTATATTAACTGCGCCTTCGCCGTTGTGTATTCCCGCAGGTACGGCGTAAGACTGGTTGTCCTTAGTAGCGTCTAATATCTTTGTGACCGCGCCGTTATCGGTAAGCGTACCCGTAGCGGTTGTGCCGTCCGATTTAACAAACACCTTGTTAGCACGAACATCGCCCTCTTCGGTGGTCGTCGCGCTAACATCTTGATAATTTTCGGGGATTGCGCCGACGGTGACTGCGGATAAGCCATAGTAGCCTTGGTCGGGCGATATAGACTGCTGTTCTTTGGTCGGAGTTACGGATTTTGTCTGCAAGTTGTAGTTGCCGCCGCCAGAGACGCCTTTAACAGTACCACTACCGTTGTGATATCCAGCAGGGATAGTATAGCTCTCGCCTTCCTTAACGCTTGCGTCAACCGCGCCCTGATTCTTAATAGCGGCGGCTTTGGTCGCCAGCTCATCAAGCTTGTCCGTACTCGTGGCAAGACCCAACCCGACAAGCCATGTTCTTATCTTATTTCTCGCGTTTTGCAGTCTGGTAATTTCTATCTGTGTGCTCATGATTAACCCCCTTAGATTGTTGCTAAAAGCGCGTTGATATTTCCGACCTCTGTATATACCGCAGCAGAGGTTATGGGTTTTGTATTGTCTTGTTCAACGGCAGTTGCAGCATCAACGGAGAGTTTGCCGTTTTTAACCACAAGACCATCACCTATGGCATAACCGCCAGCTCCACTCACAGGATTGTTGTTAAAAGTTAATTCGCCCTTGTCGTTTTCCCCAAGCTTATCAAGAACTTTCTGGTTTGAATGAGAACAAGAACTCGGCGGGGCACAACTATTATCTTCTATTTTGTTAACACGCCCATATACAATCGGCGATTTAATAATTGTGTCATCTATGCCAGCCCAGACCTGTATGGCTATATCACCCTCCGCTTTTATTAAGTCGGCAGAAATGACATAAGGCAACGCCCCGTCTTGCGGTTCAACCCCTTCAACTCTTTTTACTTTGCCGTCGATAAAAAACTCTATAACATAAAAGTCTGCGCCTTGTAAATCTGTTGTGAGTTGAAATATGAGCTTGGTTGCCTCATCCTCTCCGACATAGCCCATATTAAAACGAGAGCTTCTCCATAAATCGACCATTATCTCGCGCATCAATCCACTTCCTCGAAGTAGATGCCCACAAGCTGCGACGGCAGGTAGTGCATGACCGTGCCCTCGCCGCCGCTGTCGTCTCTTGTGCATCTGTAAATTTTTCCGCCGTCGAGATAGTACTTGTCTTTAAAATATCTCATACCCTCGGCGGCGGTTATCGGGTTGTCTATCGTGCCGTCCTCATCTGCCGTCACACGCTCCCAATGTGCGGGGGTCGCGCTCGGTAGCCATGTGGGATTGGCGGATATCGCGTTGTAGCAGCGATAGAGTTTCCCGCCGTCGCGCACCCTGTCGCCGATAGAATAATCTTTTTCTCCGCTCCACGGTTCAAATAGGCTGATGCTCGTCAGAGCTTCGGCGTTCGTCAGCTTCGCGGCGGCTTTTGTTATCATCTCGCGAAAGCGTTTTGCCTGCGTCCTCGTCATATATCCGCACCCCCTGTGATGATATCCAGTGCCTCGTCCGCCGATATGTCCTCGGGCGGCTCGGCGGCTGTCCAGATTTGCTTTATCTCGGATTCCGTTTCCGTCCACGACTCGGTGTAATATCCGCCATCAGACGGATAATCCGCCGTAATTATCGGCTTGTATCCATACTGTAAAAGCAAATTGGGGTCAGTAGTAAAAACATCGCCGTTTTCTGTTCTTATCGGTCTCGGCGCGCCGTGCAGAGCACCGCCGACCAGTTTTCCGTATATCATATTTTTTACCCCCATGTGAAGCTGCCGCTGCCTGCATTGACGAACTTCCGCCTGCGTATCACATCGTACATGCACGGATTTCCCGCAGAATCAAGGCACGGGCGGATGTCGGCGGCAGGCTCGCCGCCCTCAAAGAATTTGCAGCCGTATATTTTGGTTGTACCGGAAGCGATTTTGGGACCGGCAGTCACGTGACGTGCAAACAGATATATAGTCAGGTCGGGACCGACAAACCCGCTGTCGTCAACAGTGGCGCTTCGCGTTTTGCCCGCAGAATCCGTGACAGTAAACACGCCCTCGTTGTTGACGATTTTTATGGGGTGAGTAAGCCCTATCTTGCTCATCCACCCTGTATTCTTGCGCGCCATATACAGAGCGTCAGAGAACACGGCAACGAATATGCCTTTTGAGTCCTGCGCGCCGATAACAGTGCCGTCCGAGGACGAGCCGTCAATGGTGAGTTCGAGTCCGCTTTGCGCCCCATATTTATAACCCGTATCTATCCACTGCCCTCCGGAAGACTGCAAATAATTCACGGCGGTGTAATTCGACGGCAGTTCCTCAGAGTGTTCCTCCTTCTGCATGGCAGAAAGTGCCTTTCGCCTGATCAAGTGCCGTCACCGACCTTCTGCGCGATAACCACGCCGTCTTTGATCGACATTTCCCATGTCTCGCCATTTGCAAAGCTCGGCGCGTTGCCAATATACTTAGTGCCAGTCGGCAGAGTGACGGTGACTGACCCGCTCTCGGCAAAGGTCAATTTGAGCCAACACTCAAAATTACCCGTCGGATATGTCAAAGTTAAGGTTGCGACATTCTCAAGGCGATATTCCGTGTTGTCAGCAAGGGTGATATTTGTGCCGGTTGTAATGTTGGACGGAATCTGGACAAACTGAGCATCAAGCCCATCAATCGAATCGCCGAGAGTGAGAATATCTTCTTCATGTTGCTGCTGTGTCTCAACGATTGTATCGAGCGCCGTTTTTACGTTTTGTGCACCCTCCAAGGATTCATTTGTATAACTGACTTCAGACGCTGTAGATGCTCCGCCTCCGCCACTTCCGCCACCTATAGCTGTTCCGTTATAAGTAGGTTTACCGTCACTATCCTCAGCAAACTTGTCCAAGACAGCCTTATTGCTGTGAGTGTGTTTAGCCGCCATCAACTGTTCAACTTTTGTCGAGATGTCTGTAGGTGTGTCAGAAGCTACTTCAGTCGAGTCTTGTAAGCTGCTTCCAATATAAGCCTCTACTATCGGAGATTTGATAATGTTCTCACCGTTGTTACCTATAATTTGAATACCCATAACAGATTCTATTATAGGCATTAGTGTAATGTCTTGCGGGACAGCGTAGTTGATTACGCCGTTACTCGCAGTTACCGTGTTCGACGCGATTACCTTCCCGCAGGTACTAAACTCTATCTTATAAGAGGTTGCGTCTTTAAGCTCGGGTGATAATGCGATTATAAGCTTGGTAGCTTTATGCTCGCCAATATACCCTATGCTTACTTTAACAGGACGCTGTAAATCTATATATACTTCTCTCAGATTAAGTCACCATCCTTACTTTTAATTGTCAAGGTCAAAATTGGCGTCTTGACTACTTGTTCGTTTGAAACAGAGATAACACTGTCAGTCGCAACCCAGTTGGCTCCGTATTTTGCTTGTACGGGATATGCTCCATCATCAAGCTTTATCTTCAACCTCCATATATCATAACCGTCAAACTCTGTTATAGATGTAATTCTTGAATCGCCTTTGCTTATAGTGAGAGCCGTAGATTGTCCAGACATGAGCCTAATTTTTTCGGCTAATTTAGGCATTTTAGCTTTGTATGTAGTCGCAACAGCCGTCTTAGGGCTAACTCCGACGACCTGTACTTTCAGCCGCCCACCAACAGCCAAGTCTTTAGTAAGCGAGACAGAACACACGCCGTCGGTTGCTGTTGCACTAACAGACGATTCCTTGTTAAAGGCATCTTTGAAATGAACCGTATAGTTGAATTTCTCCCCGACCATAAGGTCGGGGAGTTTTATATTTAGGTTTGCACTATTGTTTTCGCCGTCATAGCCCCACACCACTTCTTGCGTGTTGGGGTGTTCGGCGTTTATGTAGATTTCACGCAAATAGCATCAATCCTCTTCAATAAAGTCATAGATCGCGGCTATGTCGTCAGGGGAGAGTTCAACTCCATCCAACTCCGACAAATAAATCTTTATGTCGGGTATAGTAGCCTCTATCCCGCTAAGCTCTTTAATAGCAGCGGTACACTCGTCCGTCTTATCCTTTTGGATTTTGTAACCACTACCGCTTATGACGGGTTCGCCATTTTCATCTTTCTCTCCGTACTGCTCAATTATCTGAGAGAGACGCTCTGTGTAAAAATTCGCGTCGTCCTTCAGAGCACTGCACAGCTTTGAGATTTTGTATGCCGTTTTAGCGGGCATAGCACTACAACTTATTTTATTAAGAGCCGCACGGGCTCTGTGAGCATTTTCTATTGTCATTTATATAAACTCCTTTTATTCATATTGGTTAAAACCATGTAGCCTGACCGTTATATACCAATGTAAACTCAATTCCTGAGTTGGCAGCAAGAGCTATATGGGGGCGAACATATACCTTACCAGCATCATTACCAGCCTGTGTTCCGTACATAAACACAGTACATCCGCCCGAAGCTCCCGCAGTGCCATTTCTCACAATGCCCGCCGTAGCAATTGTCCTTAATGTATTAGTTCTGTACGAGTTGGTCTTGCCTTCGGCAGTAAAACCGCCCATAGCTGGTGTCCATAAGGCGATTCGATAATCTGTATTAGCGGACAAAGCGACAGTTGTAACAAACCTCGCAAAAATTATAACCGTATCGCCAAAGCGCGAAGCGTAAGCTCTCTCTTTCTTTACATAATCTGAGTTGGCTACGAGATGAAGACTGTTGAAATTAAGAGTCCCGGTTATCTCTTTGCATTTGACGCCATTTGTGCCATTAAGCTCTATATAATTGCCAGCAGTCACAGATATAATGCCAGTAGGCGTGTTCATGGTAATACCATTAACCGCCTCAATACCAACATAATCGGTTGCGCCAAGTGCTAATTTTGCCCCGGCTATTCCGATACAGGTACTTCCAGAACTGTCTTCGTAAAGAATAACCCTGCCGTTAGTGCCCGAACCATCAGTCTTGGTCAAATAGAGACCAGCCTCGGTTTCTCCGTCCTCTGTTTCACTTTTCAGCCACACGTCGTAGTTAGTGCCTTTGACCCTAACTGTACCCGTGAGCTGCGCGTCGCCGGTATCAAGGTTAATATAAGTCTCGCCGTCCTTTGATTTAAGCAGACCCGCAGTTATTTCACCCGCAGAAGCTCTGCGAACTTCGAGGTTGTTAACCGCATACCAACCCGCAGTAACATTAGTTTTAGTGGAAGTGTCTTTGACGAATGTGGCTATAGCGATAGAGAAGCTGACCGGAGTAAGCGCAGTGCTTTCGAGGCTTTTAGTGTCAATAGTGACTGTGCTGTTGAGCGTAGTATAACCGCCGTTTGAAAGCGGTACTTTGTCGGAATATATGTTTTTCTTGCTCTCTACACCTTGGGCGTTACGCACAGTAACAACAAGAGCTATCTTAACATCCAACGAATAATTGTGGAACGCTCGGCTGTACACATTGCCTGTAATTCTAAACGAGTCGCCAATTTTACACGGGTATGATTTGCTGACGTAAGCAAAATATGGTGAAGCAGTAGGGTAGGAGATAGGGGTAAGCCAACGCTCATTTATATACGGTTTGTGGGCTGTTTCGGCGGCATACTCAGCGGCTGACTTAAATCCGTACACATCAGCAGTCTCTTCACTAAGGTTGACATAGTTTGTGTAGTCGCCGACTGCAATGGAGTCTATAGACAAACTGCCCGTAGCTACAATACTGCCGTCCAAATACATCTGTCCGTCTTCGACGCCGAACACCTTCTTGCCGCTCGGGTCTTTTATAAGAATATCGCCGTTGTTAATCGTAAGTCCTTTATCATCTATAGTTACGCTGTAGTCTCCGTTTTCTTCAGAGCCACCAGCTATAATGAGGTTGTTACCGGCTATAATCTTGCCTATAATGACATCTCCGGCTACACCGTACTTATAAATATCATTACCGCTTTTGTCTTTGCCGAGATACAGTTTGCCAACAGCCGTTTTCGCCGTCTCCCACCCGTCGTCTGTAAAGACTATGCAGTTGTTGACAATGCGGAGCTGCTCGCCGTCATATATAGGATTACCCTGCGAATCCGCAAGAAAGATAGGGTTGCCGTCGACGTCGAGAGCATCCATGCCCTGTGCGTCCTTTTGTGTCTGACGCAGACGACCGAGATAGCCGCCGTCGTCTATGACTACCTCTTGGTTTTTAGCTGAGAGTGCTTTATCTTTTGTGAGAATAAGAGCCTCGTCAATCCACTTAGAAGCATCACTGACCTGCTTAGACATATCATCAACAATACCTGTGACATACTGCAAGGTAGCTTTTGACTTTGACACCTCGCCAAACACATCATCAAATAGCGACCTCGGGTCATACTGATTGTATTTATTACCAAAGGTCAGAGATATGGTTTTGGACTCAAAATCTATGTCTATAGTGAGCAAATGCAGTTGTTCAAACTTGTCGTCGTCTACTTCTGCGGTCACTATGCAACCACTCTCAAGCTGTGAAGTAAATGAAGAAAATTGCTGTGAAAAGATAAACGAACGAGTTGTAACTTCAAACTTCCTGTTGGGCGTTGAAATTTTAGAAAGCTGAGTCTTGGCTCGTTTCATAAGCTCGACACACCAGTCGAATATTTCATCCTGAGACATAATATCTGTCTTGGTAATATTATCGTCGGTGTAGTCGGCTTGCTTTATATAAGCAGAGAGTTCGCGAAGAAGCTCATCTGTAAATATGGCTTTACCGTTGACGTCTCTTGCAGTTGTAGACAAACTGCACGCCGCCTGAATAGCGTCTATCTGAGCCTTAGTTGCGTCTGCTTGTGCTTTTTGGGAATTATATAGCGTCTGCTTCTGCGCCTTAGCTATAGATAGTTCTGCGATTTTAGCATTAACCGTTGCAAGGGCGACGGGTACAGCATCCGTAGTCGCGTCGTCGCCGACAGCACCGCTCTTTTTGAGCTGGCTAAGCAGCGATGTCTTCTTCGAGCTTATTGTGCCGGAGAGAATACAATCACGACAGGTGTAATAGATGTCAATCTGAGTATTCAGCTTGTCTATATCCATCTGCGTTTCGCTCATAGTGAGATACTGGTTATAATACTCTCTGTTGAGAGCTACATAGCTTTCCTCTACAGAGGCAATCTTGGCTTCCCAGCGCGTAACCGCGTCTTGTAGTTCGGGGGACATCCAGTGCTTATGGTATGTAAAGTCATAGATAACAGTTGTACCAATGGGGTTAACTCGACGAATACTCATATTCTCGTCGCCTGTAACACTCAGCGCCGTATAGAGGTCGTCGTAATCTTGTGAAATATCAAGTCCCTCGATAATATTGTTTCTTGCAAGATGAATACTTGTAAGGTGTTGGTCGGCATAAGCAGCTCGGTCGTACACAGATATCTTGCGGTTGATTATGTCGTAACAGAACACACAATCGAACTTATCCTGCAAATCATTCATAAAGAACTCATATATGCTCGTAGACTCTGCAATCTCAAAATATCTACTGCGAGCCTTAACCTTGTCGTCTATATAGTCGAGAGACCACGACGGACATTTAGCCATAGCAAGGGTCAACACGCCGTCTTTAGTATCATTAGATATCAGCGGATAGACACCCGCCTTATAGAACGGTGCTTCAAGCTCCTCAAGCTCACGTTCGACGGACACACAGGATATTTCTTTTACTCGCCCCTCTTGGGAGAACGAGTCTTCAACACTGTCTATTATGAAATATCCAATATCCGAGGCGTATATATATCTTCCCGTTTCGAGATCGCTGTAGGTGTCACGCACCTTTTCGTCGATAAGCGGAAGAGTGAAGGCTAACTCAGAGAGGGAGCCAAAATTGAGGGTAGCATCTATATCCTTGGCATACGGCAACGCGCACACCGAATTGGTGAGTAGATTATCTGAAGTCACATAACTGCCGGGGTTGCACACTGTGAGCAGAGGAGTCTCGAAGCGTTTGAATTTATCAAACCTTGCTATCATGTCATCCACCTCGCATTATTCCAAGTAAACTTTATCGACGACACGCCGCCCGTAACAGAGATGATATTCTCTCCCGGAACAAGCCTTAAGAAACGCTGATTCACAAGCTTGTTATAATATTCTGTATTGGTGTTGTTTACAATCGTTCCTATAGCGCAGTCGGCGTAAAGCACAGCGTTTGCCGTCGCATCTTTAATCTGCATAGCGCGGTTGTTATCGCTTTTATTCGTTATAGTCACATCGGCTTTTGTGTTGCCGCAGGTGATAACGAGGTACGGGTAGACATAATCCTGTATATCCGTATCGACATTAAGCGTTATATCTGAGCCAAAAGAGTTGGCTGTGACCTCCACTTTTTCCTGTATAGCCATTGTGGATGAGCACATACAAGTACAACGCCAGCCGACAGTACCCTCGGCGTATTCGATCTTCTCGGGATTACAGAACACACACTCAAGATATTGTCTTTTTATTGTGCCGTTCACATATTCAGCTTCTTTGTCATCCTCGGGGTCTATATAAAACTCTTTGAAGGTAGGGGAGTTGAAGAGCCAATTCTTTATAGCTCGCTCATGTACAGAGCAATACCCCTCTTCACCGATTATTTCAACCTCGAACTCAAGCGGAGCGCTCTCGCGGGAGACCCCTGTAATATATCTTTTATTCTGTGCGGGAAAGAACGACGACGAGTATTCCACAGAACCCTCCGCCGAAGTAAGCCCGTCTGTATCGATTCGCAGAATTGAAAGATTATAACGCGACGAGTTAATTCCGTCATAAATGAACCTATTTCCTAACAGATAAATATTGACTCGCCCCTTTCTTAAAATAATAAAATCCGCGTACAGTTTTGATTATTTGTACGCAGATTTTTGTATTGAAAAATATATTTGTTGTGGTATAATTGCTTATGAAAAATAAAGTTGGAGGAATAGTTATGGCTAAAATATGCGGAGAACATACTTGCTCTCGATGCGGAACGGTGATTGCTTGGGAGTACCATATTCCGAATAAATTGTCAAGCGGACAATGTGAGGTAGAAGATTTTATTTCTTCTAAGCACCACCCGGTTAGAGTCAACAGTGTCTCGTCAAGCACAATTGCCCTACGAATTACCTGCTCGAATTGCGGTCAACCTGACGAATTTATTTGCAACTCTTGCAGTTCTCGCAATGCGGAATAAGTGATTTTAAACATATCCAATCGAGCTTCTTAAGATGCTTACAGTAAAGATCACCCGCGTATATTTTTATTGACAACATACGGCGGGGACAGACATACGAGAAGCAATCCTCCTCCGCAATATATTTTCTATTGCACAAAAACTCTTTCTGACATTTAGTCAGCTTCTGTTTGCGTTTGTTCATTCCTTTCATTCCTTTCGTTCGTATCACACCACGTAATAAACGGGGAAATATTTATGAAAATATCTCCCCGCCATATGCTTGACATTGTTTTACGATGTGATATAATCAGCCTATAGAAAATTATTTTTTCATTTTCTTGAACTCGTTAAGAATATCTGTAACGATTTGCTTGTGAGCTCTGCGCAGCTCGCCGACCGTCTTCTCGTCAGCCGATCCATTGATAACCACGTCGCCGACTGTAATGTTGCACGGAGACGCTATAGATACGGACGACGCGGCGGACAGAGACTTAATCATCGAGCCGAGCACCTCACCGGGCTGATTAGCCCACTTGTAGAGAAACTCACTTGCTTTGGCGTTGAACACCTTGTCACCGTCATTGAGGAACTTGTAGCGACCCTTGTCGGGGGAGCCGAGTATAAGTTCAAGACCTTTTTCATCAATGTTGGCTATACCGCCCTTGGCGTAGGGAGTGCCTGTAGCGTAACCTTGAATATCAGATTTCCATACCCAGCCGGTATACGCGCCGTTAACGCCTATGAGGACTTGATTGCCTTTGACCTGATAAACGGTATACTTACCGCCGGGGACATGAGACGCCATTTTGGTGTTACCGCTTTGAGAAGAGAAGTGTGTTGCCGACTTCTTAACAGTCACCTTATCGCCACGGTTGGGTCCAGACTTCTGACTTGTATTAGAAGAACCGCTGGACTTGTTCATGTTTTTGGCGGCGGCTTGTGCGGCGTTTTTGGCACTGGTGCTCTTGGTAGCTCTTTCACGGGCTTCACGCTCGGCGGCAGTTTCATACTTGCCCTTGTTGTAACCCGTCATATTGTCGAGCTTCATACCGTAGTCGTCGTCGAGCAGACTATTGTAACGGTTAAGAGCCTCATATGCAGCCTCCCACTTGGCAGTGACATCCGCATCGATGGTCGATCCGTAAGACCGGTTGTACTCAATCATCTCCTGATACAGCTGAGCATTACCGTTCTGCAAGTCTTTTATAGCTTGCTGACGAAGCTCATAGGCGTTGTCGAGGTAGTCCTCGATAGCCTCTATTTGCTTCTCGTAATACTGCGTCTGCATCTCTTCGAGGTCGTCGTACATCTTCTCAGCCTTGTCGAGTTCCTCATCGCGCTCAAAGTCGTTTAAGTCCTTCTTGGCGTCGGAGAGACTCTCTTCAAGTTCGAGACGGCGCTTTTGCGCTTCAACGGAGTCGTCTGCTTCGAGCTCAAGCAGTTCCGCCTGTATATCTGTAACCTTCTTACGCTTCTCGCGGCGCTCTTCCTCTTTGTCTATCTTGTCGTAGTGCTCCTTGAGGAGGTCGCGCTGTTTGTCGTAAAAGTCTTTTACATTATCTTGACGCTCTTTGAGAACATCTTTCTCGTTGTTCTTCTCCTGCTTGAGCATATCAACGCGGAGATCGATAAGGTCTTCAAGGGCGTCCTGTGAATCCTTAGCCTGTTGTTCCTCAAACTTGTGGATAGCCTCTTCATTTTCACGCCACTCTTCGGCGTACTTGGTCTTGTCGTTGAGGTACTTCTTATAGTTCGCCGCGAGCCATGTGTAATACTCGCCCTCATCGATTTTACCCATTTCGAGCTCATGCTTCTTGAGGTCAACAGCTTCGTTCCAGTCGTCGAGGCGTTTCTGCTTCTTCCACTTGTATATTTCCTCTTCGTACTTGCGCCACTCTTCAGCATACTTCTTTTGGTTGTTGAGTTGCTTCTTGTAGTTAGCCTCAAGCCAAGCGTAGTATTGCTCTTCGGTAATCTGATCCATTTCGAGTTGGTGCTTCTTAACAGCCAACATCTCATTCCACGCTTTAAGGCGCGGGTCGTCAGACGACGAAGAGGACGAGGAAGAGGATGATTTGGAGGATTTAGAAGAACCGCCGCTGTAGTAGGTGTCAAAGTCGCCGACGTTTTGAATACGTCCGACATTTGCCTTGTATTTTTCGAGCTGACTTATCTCCGACTGAAGATTCTTTACGTTATCAGCGTATTTGTTATTATAATCGGAAGAGCTCTTGCCAGCCTGTGCCAACATTTTGTTGACCTCTGACTCAAACATATTGGAAAAGTTCATAGTAGTGAACTTGCCAGCTTTTATTTGAGCGAGGGCTTGCTTAAGAACATTAAGTATGGCAGCAAATTTAATGCTCGGCTTTATCGCGTCATCGAATATAGCCTGAGATAAAACCGCCAATGTGCCTCTAAATTTGTACATTGCCAACTGACTTTGCTTTAAGTTTATCTCTTCTTGAATACTCGTTTGAATGGCTTGGATTTGTGTCATAACCATTTTTTTGCGAGCATCGGTGGCTAAGTGTATTGCGCCAGTTTCGTCGATCTCCAAAACTTCTGCATATTTAGAGTTCTTCTCAATAAGAGACAGATACGTTTGGAGCGATATTTCGCCCGTATTATTTTGCTCTTCCATAGCCGCAGTTAAATCATCATAGGTAGCTTTTACTGCGGTCATGGCAGTAGACAACTCTTTAGCTGAGTCTATATTACCAGACACACCATCTAAGCTTTTACCGAAAGCGGTTGACAAATTATCGGCTGCTTTTGAGTAGCTCTCCGACACCCTCTCGCTTTCATTAACGAACTCTTGAGCTATTTCACCGATTGAACCGAAGAACTCAAAAATTTGAGAAGAATCTATACCGTCAATCTGGAAGACCGAAGATAAAAAGTCCTGTACCTCATCCGAGAGACCGCCAAATTTCTCCTCAAACTGAGTGCGAAACTCATCGCCTGTAAGAGATAAAAACTCATCTATGGATTTTTTTGCTTCGTCGGATGCGTTCTCCCAGTTGCCGAAAATTTTACTAAGGTCTGCGAGATCTTGCATCTCACTAACGGTTTGAGCATATTCGTCTGTAGCCGCCGTGGAATTACTAAAGCTTGCGGCAACGGCATCTATACCACCCGCAAATTCAACAAAAGCATCGTACTCTTCTTTATCTGGGATAGCTTTATGCAAGGCTTTTTCAAAGTCTTCCATGTTCTTTGAGCTCTTATCGTCACCCACATAGCGAGCAACTCGTTCAAGTTCCGATACCGCGCTGTCGCTAACAGAGAGACTTGAGAGCTTCGTATGAAGAGCCTCAGCCTTTTGGTCTGCATCAAGAAGTGCAAACTTCATTTTTTCAGCAAACTCAATTGCTTCAGGGTTTTGATATTTTTCAACCTTCGTAACAGATTTTGAAAGAGAAGCTTCAAGGTCTGCAATTTCTTTCTCAAGGCGCTTCTTTTCCGAAGAGAGTGTCTCCAAATCATAGCCTTGTTTATAGAGGTTGTTATATTCCTCTTTTGCTTTTTTGAGCCGTTCCAGAGCTGCTAAATCTTTATCATAGTCTGACTCGCCAAAAAGGCTCCACTCGGACTTAAAATAAGTCCGCCGTGCGCTATTCTCATCTTTATAATGAGTATACCAACCCCACGCCTTTTCATCGTCCTCGCGCGCCTGTTCTTCTTCGATTTCTTGCTTCTTCTTATAATACTCAATCTGAAGCGATAACTCTTGGTTTTGCTTTCTAAGCTCTTCGGTCTCAGCTTTATCCGCCAATGATGGATTCTTTATCGCTTCAAGCTCGACGAGACGATCTTTTACTTTCTTTAAAGCCTCTTCCTGATTGTTTAGCTCTTCAGTTGTTTCTTTATATTGGGCACGAGACGCTTCAGCCTTTTCGTCAAGCTTATCCTGCATATGGATAAGATAATCAAATCCCTCAATCAGCTTCTGAATGGCAAACTGAGCAATAACAGTAACGAGCATACCTGCGGCGGCTTTGAAGATATTAAGACCGACGGCGGCGAGCTTTGACTTAACACCGGTAGCCTCTATTTGGGCGGCGGCGTTCTTCTGATATTTTACGAAGCCTTCCCATGTGGGTCCACTCTCATCAACTGTCTTAAGGTAGTCCTTCATAGACTTGTCGGCGGTCTCTAAGAGTTTAATACGGTCGTCTGAACTGGCGTCGCCCCAACGATTGATAAGATTTTTATTCCTTTTGCCTGAAGCAGAGTCTTCATTTATAGAATCAAGGATTGCAGCCAGAGCCGATTCACTGCTCTTCTTTGACGACTCACGAACCTGCCTCATCGTCTTTACGGTGGCGTTGCCGAAGTCTTTTACTTTAGCCTTTGCGACCTTGAAACCGGACGCGAAATCTTCGCCAACCCTAAGCGCAGTCGAACGATTCAGGACAGAAAAAGAGTCGTAAGTCTTTTTTATCTCGCTGAATGATGTGCCGAATATGGACAAATCGCCAAGTTTGTTGCCAGCTCCACTGGTAGTGAATATCGTTAATCATATATCAAGCAGGGGATTTACCTAATATATAATAAGAAGGAGACTGATATTAATGGGTCAAATGTTAGCATACTGCCCACGATGTGGACACATTCTCAGAGATAATAACGCGGACGATATTAAAGATTTTCGCATCAATAGTTGTAGATTTTGTGGGTTTGATAACGGACTTATAAAGTTCCCAGAATGGTATACATCAGATATGTTTATGACGGAGTGGCTTAAGTTTGAGGACGACATGATAGTTAGCAACAATCCTATAATGGATAAACCCGCAACTGAGTCCCTTCATCTAACAAAGTTAATGGTATTAGACATAGACAAAAACCCACTCTATAACGAGGAACTGTCTATAAAGACCGCCTATATGGAGCACGACGAAATAAAGAAAATACAACAAACACCCGAGTTTAAGGAGCAAAACAGACAGCTTATGGAGAAACTCAGAAATGAGGACGTTCCCCACTGTCCCACCTGCGGGTCAACGAACATCAAAAAACTCGACGTCGTTGACCGTGCAGTATCTGTGGGGTTCTTCGGTATCTTTTCTAATAAGATAAACAAGAGCTTTAAGTGCAAAGACTGCGGGTGTACTTGGTAATTAGCATTTGATGGCGAGAACTATAATAGCGACCACCAATGATATCGATGAGCTAATCAACGACACCAGCGACCAAAATAAATCTTCGTTATTTTTATTCATTTTATATTCCTTTCATTCTATGGTGAAATTATGACTAAAAGACAGCAAAATAAGATAATAAAATATATCTTAGATAGACCTCGATATAATGGTAACAAAACGGATTTTGTTGCTAAGTGCTATGATGATTTTAACAATATCGATAACACAGAAATTAAAAACTTCCTTATGGATCTTGCAACCAAAGGATATATCGAGTGTAGCTTTGCTGGGCGCGGTGAAAAAGCTTGGTGTAATATTACGCTAAATGAGCCAATACTCGAATATTTTAGCAACAGAAAACAAAGAGTACTGCTGACTATAAAAGACCATTTTAGGTTTTCGGTAACAACGCTTATAAGCGTGATAAGCATAATAATTGCTTTTGTGTCTCTTGTATTATCTATTATTAGCCTTTGCCGCTAATCTGCTTGGTTGCGTCATTACATACTGAAAGAATTAACATAAACATCTAATTCAAGACGGAACAACAACTGCCGCAAACCAGCTAATTATTATATCTATGAGCAATATTGCCTTTGCACTGATTCGCACTCGGTTGCTCTTTTCGAGAGGATATCTTATTATCTCTACAAGAAGAGAGCTGCCGAATACAGCAAAGACTATTATGGAGTATATTCCCATAGGTGTAGTACCGGCAATCTTCACTGTTGCGGCTATTAAGAAGACCACCACCAGTACCACTAATATTGATGCGGTTATGGATAAGCATATCTTATCGTAGCGAGAAGGGGTCATTTCTTACATTCCTTTCATTCAATGCTTTATGAGGAAGGTTATCTTGGTTCCCTCATCCGTGAAATCGAAGTCAAGCTGCTCGACGTCATCGCGCCAGTATAAAGCGTCTACGAGATCACCTGAACTAACGGCAGAAGTTACCATCTGAGATATACCATCTCGTATATCTTCTTTCGATTCTTTAAGAACTTTTCTGTACTCTTTTGCTTCCTTTACGGTCATTATTGCAGCGTATTTAACGCCGTCGGCTACACGACGGACTCCGTGCATAAAATTCTTCTTACTAATCATTCTTGTATTCCTTTCATTCTAAATTTATAACAATGGAGGTTGTAGTTGTGGATATCGCACATTCCGACACACTTAAGCTTGACGCGAGAGTAATAGGTGACAGAATAGATAGTCTGTTGCCGTATGATTGTAGAGGAGATAAAAACAAGCCACGCTTGCAAGATCTCTTTAAAAGGGCTGGTGTAGAAGAGGCTCGTGTAATAGAACGAGCCGTCGATAAGGGTATCGTCCCTAAATGGGAAGACCTGTTCGCGATAGCTGGATATTTTAATGTTTCTATGGATTATCTGCTTGGACGCACAACCGTTCCCGCCATAGCTCAGCCATGCGCTAACAGAATTGATTCGGCTATAAAGACTATAGCGGAATACACCAAGCAATCATACGAGGACATTTGCGAGCAGCTTGGCATTTCAGAAGACGAGATAATGAATTATTAAATAGCAAAACAGTGCCCTACAAAAAAAATAGGACACTGTTTTATTTTGTCTTTTACTTTTGACGAGAAGAGAGATCGCGCAAGTTCGCGGTAGTAATGAGATTCCCTGCATTAGGAACATTAGCCCTAACTTTGGCGTTTGCTGATTCTATAAGATTTTTGTTCTTGTTGTGAACAAAAAGAGCGCTTAAAATACCGCCCCTAAGCTTCTCGAACAATCTTTTTCACCTCTATTACAACAATAATTATGTTTGTGATATACGTATACGAACATATAGAGAAAGGTAAGCCGTCTACCGCGAATAGACAACTCACTATTTGAGAACACAAATTCTCGATTTTGTTTTTGCCTTACAGCAACCGTCTGGATGCACTACTGGGGTGTTGACAAAATTTGCAAAAAGTAATAAAATAACAAAGCACACAATCCCAACCGATAGTAGTTCCTGTTTGACAACTCGACAGGTTTCTGTCGGGAAAGGGGTGAAGGCGTGTGGCAAGAGTAAAGGTTACGACCAAAATAAGAGTCACGACTAAGGCTCAGGTCAAAGTGCGTGTCCGCCAGCGCTAAATGGTGCCTTAAGGGAGTGTTACCGCACTCCCTTTTGTCTTTGTTATTTATCTTTATCTTTGTCTATCTTGTGAACTACCACAGGACTCTCGTCGTCGTCAACACCAACGGCAATAGGTGATATCCATTTTAATATGAGCTTGCGAGTAGACGGCTCTTTCATAGAACCAGTCCAGAAATTGTGCCAATGCCCACGTCTGATATGAGGGCGGGGAGAAGCGTGAGTTCCGGTAGCTACCGAGAACTGTTTATGTTGCACTCGCTTGTATTGTCTGAACGACGCGCCAACACGAACACCAACATCCCACTTACGAATCTCACCATACTTATCTTTTATGCGGTTTGGCGATCTATGGGTTATTGTTTTTTGTTCAGGGTTTTCTTCTATATCGGCATTTGACGCGCAGATATAAAGGACGACCTGTAGCATCTTGCTCATAAACGAGACAAGAGTATCAGCAAGATCCATATCCAACATAAACTTCTGAGCCTTGTCGTATTGACCTGACTCATAAAGATATTTATAGCCCTCTTGACGAGTATATTCAAGATTGTCATAAAGATTCTCTTGGTTCAGATGTATCGGAAACGCATACGGCATATTGTTCTTATTAAGACACAAGAAGCGTAATTCTCTGTCTTGTGTGTCCGTATCATACTCCATATGCACAAAGGTTCCGATAACCTTATCGTCGCCAAAGTAAAGATTATTGAACTGTATATAAAAACATTGATAGGGGAGGTGCGACAAGACTTCGCTCGGTATATCGAGACAATCTTCTTGCGCGAATAGCACCTCTTCCATCTCAGGGTCAAGGACAAACACTTCTTTGCTGAGTCTCCACGGTGCAAGAGCAGCGAGTGCAGCTCCAACACGCGCCACATCCGACTCATTCTTAAAGTCAGCTTCACTCTCCACAACAGCCTTCGCCGCCGCTATAGGCACATAGCAATCACTATCCCAACGCGGCAGACCGCCCTGTCCGTTATGTGAATGAATATCAGACAGCAAGTCCCACGCTTTAGGACATAGCTCAGTTGCTTGTTTTAATAAGTCTAACGGCGGGTAGTCTTTGACCTTTCCCATTGATTACACCTCTGCTATATTTCTTAGATATATTATAACAGAAGCTAAGATTTTTTCAATCATTTTTGCGCCTATCCCCAACGGCGGCGCGTACCGACCTACTGCGAACAACGAACAGGTTATCCGTTGATAATATAAGGGATTGTTCGCTCATCCCCGGAGTCGAGCACACCATATTGACCCGTAGACCAACCGACCATTGTGCTCTGTGAACATTCTCGTTGCTTTTACAACGAGCTTTGCTGCGGACTTTCCTATCTCAGCCTTATTACCGTACCGACTCGCTTTCACGGTCGCCGCCATAATATTACTACTATGGGTTGGTAGCCTTGCATACAGATTACCCCGTGCCACATTATCAAGCAGCAATGCGCTTCTTACACGCACCAGTATCAGTCGTTTTTCTTAACACTCTCTTACCGTCGTCAAGCGACGGCTCGTTCAGCGTCACCGCCAGAGCGTTTCGTGGGTATATTCCTCCGATATTTGATAAGCCCACGTTTTTGATGGATGTAACAACGCCGACTATTGCAGGAAGCAACAGCTTACACTTGGCGAGTGCATCCGCGAATTGAAGTGCGCCGTTTGCTAACTTTACAAAAGTAACAACAGCGTCACTGTTAAGAATATTTGTAGACAAAGACTCAAAAGAAGCTCTCGCCCTTGCCATATTTGCTTCAATACCCTGCGAGTAAGCATCGTACTTTTCCATAGCCGTTCCGGCGGAATCAGCACTTATACCCGCATATTCCATAGCCTTACCATAGTTTTCCATAAGGGTAAGGACGTTTTCTTTTTGTCTTGTAGCGCCAAGCGCAGTCGCAATGGCACTCTGCTCAACTTCAGTCAGCGACGACCACTTAGCCTGTACGTCGTCAAGAACATCTGTGAAGTCTCTGAACTCGCCCAAGTTGTCACGAAGTCGTATGCCAACTCTTGTCAACACACGCTCGTAATCGTTTAGTGACTCGCCGTCGTCATCAACAAGCTTATTAAGCTTAACATTTGAATAACGAGCGAACATAGTCTTGAACGCATTACCAATGGACGCCATGTCCTGCTGAGTAACTTCGCCAACAGCGGCAAGATAACCAAGGAGCGTGTCCATTTCGACACCGGCAAGACGCGCTGAGTTTGCAGTCTTACTCATACCTTCAGCAAGACCACTAACGCTGACAGCGGCAGCCATATCGACAGCGGACAGCTTATCCGCCACAGACATCGCGTCGTCGATCTCAACCTTGTAGCCCTTAATCGCCGAGGTAAGATACTGGGTTGCCTCGGCAGAATCAAGCAGACCTATCTTAGAAAGAACGGTACTGGTCTTTATTAGCTCGTTTGTATCTTCAAGAGAATAACCCTGTCTGAGCCAATCGTCGGCGGCAGCAGCTACTTCGGAGGTAACAGCACCAAGCTCCTGAGCCATTTCAGAATAGCTTGCCACAAGCTCCTTTGTGCGGTCACGGTTATAACCCGTAACCATTGAAAGGTTGACAACAGCCGAGTCAAGCTTAACAACATTATCATAAACCTCTTTAAGCTGTTGCACAGAAAAACCAGCTATAGCTGTTACTGCCTTTTGCTTAATATTTGTCTTTAACGCACTATTAAGCTTATCGAAAACATTTGTTGTTTCGACGCCAGCCTTAATGGCATCGAGCTTTAAATCGTTGAATGTCTCCTGAAACTGTTTTGCGGTTATATTTCCGCTGTCCAAGGCGCTTTGGAGCCCCTTGAAACCGCCCATAAGACCGGCTTTTTCAAGCTTATCGCCATATTTATCCATATACTTATAGAGCTGGCTATAAGCTCGTAAAAACTTGCCGGAGTCTTGGGTTATTGATTTGGTGATTTTCTTGTTAGTGGACTGAACCTCTTTCTCTATACTATCTGTGTCAAGAGAGAACTTAAGTTTCGTTACTCCACTTTTATTAATTTTTTCAGCTATCTCTTGAATATCTTTTAGTATCTGCTGTCCAGAGCCACTGCTTATTTCGCCGCCGCCAAGTACACCAAATTTTAATTCAATCACGTTTTTGTTGTCGGACATAAATGCCTCCCTATATAAATAGCCGCACCCAAACGAGTGCGGCTACCTTTACAATATTCCGCTATCCATACCGCCCCACAAGCGGGGATAGTCCACTTTTACGCCCGGATGTTGCATCTCAAAGTCGTTAATTGTATCGGAAATAAACGAGTTGGGAGAACGAACTCTTTTGTTGCTGATAGGCAATCCGTTATTTCGACCCTCCCACACACCGAATGTAGAGCGAATTTTCGGATAGCCCTGAGTTATTAACCCGAATATATCATATACTCCGCTTCCCGTAGGGACACCACCGGCTCCGGTCAGCGAATCTCGCCTTAGTAAATCTCCAGGAAACACAACATCAACAACCCATTCGCCCGAATGTTTGTCAATTTTTGATATGCCAACGTGAATTTTACCAACACCCATTTTACGGGCATTTACCGAAGTGGACTGATTATACGCATCAACAATCTTGTTGCGCAGCTCTTTGGCGAGCTCGGTCAGTTGATTCTTGTAGTCGGGGTATTTTTCTTTAACTATCTTTTCTCCGCTTTTGCTTGAGATGAACTGTTGAAGTTTTTGTATAATATATTCTTCGGAAATCATTTGGCATCACCGCGAATAATGCACACAGGTTCCGCCCCGGTTCGTATCACTACCACAGGCTCATTGATAACTCTGACATAAACTACATCAAACATTTCAGCCTCCGTTATTCGCACTTATCTGCGGAATTGAACAATGTCGGAGAAACGCGAAGCTCAACTATGGGCGTCGCGGGAATTTTTTCGTCAGCCATAACAACCCGTGTGTCCATAAAAATAATACCCTCGGGCAGACGACCGGACTCTTCTGCCGTCAACTCAATCGTATATAAATCAGACTCTTCGTCATAACCGACGTTATCCGGGTACTTTCGCGTGAAGAGAGTCTGACTATTCATGTCTTTATCAAGCTTAAACAAAAAGTCTATATGCTCGATATCAGAGTGGCTTATATTAAACTTAATGGGTATAGTGGGAGTAGTGAACCTCTTCACACAACCAACTCCTTACTTGTTATTTCTTCTTCTCGTGGAAGTCGAGAATCCCGTCAACTATCTTGCCCTCATCTTTATTAGCGATAACCTCGCTCAGCTGCATAAGTTTTTCGAGATCAACCTTAGACAGTGAAGACTGATTGGCGTTTATGGTGTTGAGAAGTTCAGCGAGTGACTTTGCCGCAGAAGACCACGGGTCACACGCCACCCTAAGCTTCTCGTTATATGCAGCGAAGAAAGCCTTCTTCATTGCGCTGTAGTTGACATATCTAACGCTCTTAACAATAAATTCTATAATGTCATTTTCGTTGATAAGCTTCCACATCGACTCAACACTGTTGCTAAGACCAAGTTCTTTGGCGTTTGAAACCTGTAAGACAAGAAAGGTCTCAAGCACGAACTCAGCAAAGTGAGCGATAAGACCACCGTTGTCGTCATAGCAGAACTCAAGAGCTGTACCGATTATTGTCTCAACATCAGAGTAGGTCAGCTCGTCACGAATCTCCATTTCTATCTCTTTGTTATCAACTTCAGCTTTATATTTCAGCATTATTTCTTTTTCTCCTTTATTTCCTCGATAACGCCGCTGTCGCGCAGATAGGCGAGACCTATACAAATAGCTTCGGCAACATCATCTTTAGCAGTTATTCCATAGCATTTTGAAACATAATCTATTGCTTGTATCTTAAGGGCTTCTCGGTTAACCTTGTTACCCTGATTAAAGCCCAACACCTTACGCCATTGTGTCGGAGCGTAGATTTTGAACGCTGTATTATGCCAATATGACATATCCATAATAGCGCCCTGAAGTCTGCTTAATGTGATTAGCGTCTTAATAGACGTCCTCAGTGAGACATCTTCAAAAATAATTATATCAGCCTTAGACTTCAAAAAGAGGAGATGTATCTTTCGACACATCTCCTCAAATCTATCCTCTGGCGAAACGGACTTGTCAGCCGTGAGTTTGCCGAAGCTGATGAGATCGCCGTCGTCGAATATGGCGTAGCCGGTAATAATACTGGCTTGGTCTAACGCCAAAATTCTCATACGGTCACATACCCGCTTCCATCATACTCAATGGCGTTCGTCTGAACGAGTTCGCCCTTAGCATCAATATAGACTATGATTCCGCTATATTTGTTGTAAGAGACAACCCGACATTTTCTCTTGCGGGGCTGAGCCTTTGACTTGCGCTTCGGAGTTTCCTTGTCGGCGACTTCTACAACCTCTACAACGTTTTCATTATCCATATTGATTATTCCTCCTCATCCTGCCAAATAAGGTCAAGAATGTTGTTATCACTGTCTGCCATAAGGTCGCAGGTGATGGTGATAGTAGCGGGGTCGCCGCTGTTAGCACACGACAGAGAGAAGTTGGTCTGAGGAGAGCACTTGTACGCAACCATTCTGTACGGAACAATCTCGTCGTTCTCGGTCTTCTCGTAAGTATCGCCGTAGACGGTGAACGCTCTCGGAAAGGTTGTAGACTTAATGTTTATCTTGCGCACCTTCTCAGAAAGCTCAGTCATGTAATAGACAATATAGCTGTCGTTAGCCGTTGCCCCGGTGACAGTGATTTCCTTAGAGCTTGCGGTTGCCGTAGCGGTAAGCTCGGTGCCGCAGTCATCATCTGCCTTGAAGACATTGACAGAACCGACGACGGGAGTGCCGGAAACGGTCAGCTTGCCCTCGGTAGCACATTTAACAACCTCACGCTTGAGGAACTTAGCGGTTGTCTCAATATCTGCACCGGTAATCAGAGAATAGAGCTTAGCTGTCTTCATCTGAGTCTCGAACGCAATTGTGCCGCCACGCTCGCCGTGGAAGGTAACTCTCTTCGGGTGTCCCTTACCACCGTAAGCATAAACAGCCTCACCGCTCATCTCGGTCGTTGTCGTATTAGCAAAGTCGAGATTGAGGAAAGGCTTCTTGCTCTTATATTCAACGAATATAAGGTCACATACTTCTCTGTTAGCAAAAGTAGTATTGTTGTTCATATTAAACCTCTCTTATTTATTTGTTAAATCCTTAAACCACGCCGAAAGCTCTATGGAGTCCTTGCCCCATGCAGCCCAGCGCAGTCCTTCGACCGATTCATAAGTAATGACGTTGAGACGCCTGAACTGGTCGTAAAGTTGCAATATAGTTAAATCCCAGATATTAAGTAGGTTTAAAGAGGGATGCTTTGCGCACACGGCGGATATAATGTTCGGAAGCGTGTAGTCGTTAGACGGCTGTTCTTTTTTCTTAGCCTTATCAAACTCTTTCTTCCGCGCCTTACATCTTTCGTAAATGGCTTTAGCTTTTTTGTTTGAGAACTTTAATTCGCTCTTACTCTCTTTTTCCACACCAATTATCTGAGCAATTAAACTTTGTATATCTCCGAAATTTCCGTTGTTGATTTCGCCGACCACTTGCTTATCCTTATAAACCTTGAAACACAAGCTCTTATCATCAAAGACAACCTTTTCTTCAATAAAAAAAGAGAGCGCCTCAAAAAAGGTCTCTCTTAACATCGGGTAGGTTATTAAGATGTAAAAGGTTGAAAGGTCGGGTATGAGCATAGGCATTTGCCCGTCAAGCTCGTTCGGATCGAACATGATTACGCTCACATAGCCGAAGAACTTATCGTAGCCAAGCTGACGAACCTCCGACAATCGTGGCTGTCGTACATGACACACATTACCGACAGCGATAGAACTGCCGGTAATCGAGTCCCACGGGGTCAGCTTCATTTAGCCACCCTCGTTCTGTCTCGCGCATAGTCAGGCACGGTATATGTCAGCAGACGAGCGGTAAAGCCTTCGGGTGCAGCCGCGAGCGTCGCCGAACTAAGTTGTAACCTGCCTATACCGAACTCCGAACTGCCGTTTATCAGTAAGTCTATCTGACGGCATATGTTGTCGCGCCTGTTCCCCTTAACACCCGGAAAGCTATTGCTGTCGAGCTTCATAAAAGATTTGTTGCAGACAACTTCAACGAGAAGCGTCATTCTCTTAACGCTTCCGCTCGGAGCCTTAGTGACCTCTGTGTCAACGAGCACATAAGCACCAGCCTCTTGAACGCTCTCGTCTATCCAGCCGTGGTCGTTAATGTGTTTTTCCCACTTCTCAGCATCGTCATCATCAGGGGCGTATCTGCCGTTCGAGACGAGCTTCATAACCTCTGATGACTCCAAAATTTTGCTGATAACGAGATTGTTATAGTCTATAATTTCATCGAGGTGTGTATATCCTGCCATTAGCCAGTCACCTCGACTTTCTTATAAGCGGAGCGTTCTCCGCCGTCGTTTAGTTCAATAGTCAGCTTTGTGCCAATGAGTGTATCATTAGCATCAACGGAAATAATTAATGCGCCATCCTTAACGGAATACTGTACGCCGTATGCAGCCCCACTTACAGACCACGACGGAACAGCTTCTTCATCAATCTTGCCGGTGTCTTTGAAGAACTGCGCAAGATATGTTCTCTGCGCCCCGATTCTGAGAGTATCACGCCCGGTAATCTTGCAAAGAGTACCGGCAGTAGACGGCTCGCTTGGAGCGATGTAGTCGCATATGCGCTCTTTGGCATTGTCTCTCGAAGCGTCGTACTCAACACTTTCGACATTCATAATAAGAAGATGTCCATTTTTGCCGTAACTTCGGCTTATCGGGTCTTCTCCCGTATAAATGTAGCAAGTAAGAATCTCGTCACCGTTAGCGTTGTAATTGACGCCACCGGCTATACGCTTGTCGATATAGAGCTTAGCCGTATCTTCGTCATACGGCAGGTACACCTTGAACTGCTTATGCAACGACTGGACTAAGTTGTTGCCCTTAAGGGTTGTCGAATAAACGCCTGAGTCCAAAACTCCCCAACGCTCGATAATATCCGAAGTGCCGTTCTGAAATCTGAACAGGTGGTTACACAGCCATGCCATTCCTGTTATGTGGATCTCATTCACCACTCTCGTTTCAATAACAATAAAGTGTTCACCCATAATTTCAAGGGTATCTCCAACGTAAAGTTTTTCGTCAGGAAAGGCGATGACCTTTATTTTGTAAGCAACCTCAGTTCGGTCAACCAAGAAACGCTGCGGGGTTCCGTTACGAGTTGCATTAGGCTGATATCCGGGATTACTCAGAACCTTAGATTGGAAGTTGTCTTTAGCCTTTTGAATAATCCTGTCTCGCTCAGATGTACCATTTACGCCGAGACGCGCATTGTAATGAGACCAATCAAGCACGGCGTCCACCGCCAATCCTGTTAAGAAGATTCAAAGCCTTGAACACCTCGCGCTTACAGACTTCTTCCGAGACCTCATTCTCGTTGAGATAATTTAAAATATTCACAACGGTGACAAAGTCCATATTATCTGCAAGCTTGTCAAAGGTCGTCAAAGCTCCTTTTGCTTCTATGACGACACTATCTATGTACTCCGATAAATGTATGCCATCTTCCGCGTCGATTGTTTCATATTCTTTTAAAGGAATAATCTTATAAACGTGACCCGTAAAACGATTGATAAATGTTTTAAGCTTTATAATAATCACCTACGCTTTCAGTGAGGCGATATTACCGGCATAATAGGTGTACTCAGTCATTTTGCGGCGATATTCCTTATAAAGGGAGTTTCTAAATTCCGTCATCTCTCTTAAGAGATTAGCGGGGGAGAAGAACGAATAATCCTTGACGGACAAGGAGTTACTTAAGTTTGTGCTATCCAAAACCTTAGAGCTAACCCAGTAGTACGCGATACCGAGAGCGAGAATTTCGATTACTTCGTTATCCAAGTCAACCTTATATTCTTTGTAATCGGTATCTATCTGAGAAAGGTCTATACGGCACATCTTTTCGAAGTCCGCTTGAGCGCTCATAAGATATTTTTCAAGTATATACTCACGCTCGGATTCCGATAGCTTCAAGAAATCATAATCAGAGAACTTCAGAACAGCTCGTTCGTAAATCTCCGAAAACGGTGTTGCCATTAAATCACCCCTCGGACTTCATCAGATTACAACCGAGAGCCTCCTCAAAAGCTCTAATCTTCTTGAGAGAATCGAGGGTTCCATCCTCAATAAATGTGTTAAGAGCAACAACAAGATTTTCTCTTGCTGTGGTGGTAAGAAGCGGAACCTTTGTTTCGATATCCTTCACGCTCCAACCGCAGACCTTCTGGAAATCATCGGGGTCGATAATGTCCTTGTAATATCTGCCGACTGCAAGAGCGTTGTACACATCTTCGGGTGTATGCTCACCGTCTTCAACCGAATCAACGAGTATCTTATTCTCTGTAAAGAACACCGCTGCCGACGCCTTTATCGAGCGAAGCAGACTCATTGAGACGGGCTGTATGTCTCCACAAAACTCCCAATCGATGGTCTCGCCACTTCTCTTATCTACGAAAGTAAGACCACCGAAAGTATTCGATTTTACATATATGAGGGTAGAATCATCTATTCTTGAGGGTCTCTTGGGCGCAGCGGGAGTAGCCTTAATCGTCTCATTTTCTTTTGTCTGATTTTCCGCATTAGTTGTTTTAGTCTTAGTGGCTCCCTTTTTAGCGCCGGTAGTTGTTTTATTCTGCTGTGCCATTATTATCTTTTACACTCCTTTTATTCTTAGAAAGGGGAGAGCCGCGCGGACTCTCCCCAAAAGTTTAATTTTGATTAAGCGTTGATGTCATAAACACCAATCTTGCTGTTAAGAACAAGACCAACGCCGACGGGCTGGATGTACACATACTCCTGAGTAAGGTCTGCGTTATCAGTAGCCTCTTTGACATTCATAATGCCAGTGCCCTCGTTGACAATCTTAATCGGCTTGTCGTCGCCAGCTATAACAAACACCTTAGTGTTCGACAGGGCAAAGACATCAGTACCGGGCTTGTGAGCCTGCTTCATGCGAAGCATCGGAGTACCCGAATACTTGCCATAATAACCGAAGTTGTAGATGTCGTTCTTAGCGTCGTCAGAGACAACAGCGTCGGCAACCTTCTTGAGAGCGCCTCTTGTGCCGCAAATCTTTGCAGATGTGCCCGAAGCCGCCTCGACATGGTCGATAATCTCGTCCATGTTAGCAGTGGTAAACGAGCCACTCTTAACATACTTATCGCTCAGACCAGCGGTCGAAGCAGAGATATTGTTGAGGCAAGCCAGTGCGTCGAGAGCTATCTGGTTTGTGAAAGCCTTGCCGACCATATCAACAAACTCATTGAAATCAACGCGACCCGAGAGGAGCCTATTCAGATCCTCATAAACGCGAACAGCCTTAGCTGTAGTCTTAATAGTAACAGCCTCACCCTCGGGGATTCTCTGACGACGAACTCCCTGAATACCAGCTGCTGCATCAGCAACGATAAGGTCGTTTTCGCCGTGAGTGGTAAACTTAGCCTCGTCGCCGTCTGCGGTGTTGCGATACTCGCACAGGCTCATAAGAACCGGGTCGTTCGCGATGCCCTCATTGATTATTGCGGGAAGAAGAATCTCAACAAGGTCAAACACGGGCTTACCGGGTCTGAAGTCGCGAGCATTAAGTTTAGTAGAGCCACCGTTAAGCTCGATAAGAGCGTTGCGGATAGTATCGGATGTCTCTGCGGCGGAATACTGTGCGTACTGCTTGCCCTTGATAGCGTCAAGTGCAACCTTAACTATATTGTTATCCATTATATTTTCACCTCTGTGTAATCTTTAATTTTTGGTTAAGCTATCTTGATGACGATCCAGTCGCCCTCAATAGCCTCAACAGTGCCGACCTTAGTGGAGCTCTGAGTAAGAGTCTTGACAACCTTACCTTTAGTGCCAGCCTGAAGCTCAACGATATCACCGACCGCTATAGCCTCAGCAGCGTCAAGAGCCTCGGCAGTAACGGAGAAGTAACCTCTGATAAGCTTGTAACCACGAAGAATGTCACCAGCTCTGTTCTTGAACTCACCAAGAGTATTGCTGGAAACAGTCTTATCAACCTCGGGAGAGGCGATAAGAACGATGTCGGACAGAGCGGTATTTGCGGCGGGAGTGCTACCGGTGTGAACTTCACGCTCGCCGGAAATAAGCGCGCCAACCTTAACGAAGTTGCCGTTCTCAATTGCAGTATCTGTGCTGCTGGGCTGATACTTGACGGAAACAAGGTCGCCGCCAAACACAGTGCCAGTCAGATTATCAGTTCTAACTTTTGCGTATGCCATTGTATTAACCTCTTTCTTTTTACAAAAATAAAGCCCACCTTGCGCGGTGGGCAAATAAATTATTTACGAGAATATGTTCTGAAGAAATCATCTACATAACTTGTAGACTCTTGCGTGTTGGGCAGAAGTCCAGCCTTAACTGTCTTTGCAGAGCCATACTGACCGCGAATAGCAAAGCACTCCTTGCGCAGGTCATCTGCGGAGAACTCATAAGCCTTAGCCTTAAGGTCACGGAACGACTCAAATCTATTCAGATCGCTGAACTCTCCAAGAACCGCGTCGCACTCAGCCTTATGAGCTTTATCTTCAACATCTTTCTTGAAGTCGCGAAGCGCAGTCACCTCAAGCTTCATAGCATCAAGAGCCGCAACTTCATCGTCTGTAAGCCAACGGGGCTGTATATGAACCCACTCGTCGCCGACAGCTACTTCGCCGTTCGACTCGTCAAGAGTGTACGGGCACTTGAAATGGTCTTCATTACCGTCTTCACACGAATACTTTTCGATATAGACGTAATTGTCATCGCAGTCCATCGCCCAATAGCTATGAGCATCATCGCCGAGAGAGCGAACCGCTTTTCGCACGGCATCGAGCTTCTGTTGATAGGTCATAGAGAACTCTTCCTTTTCGGGTTCGACAACCTCAGCAGCATCAGGCTCAACAGTTTCAGAAGTAGCATCCTGTGCCATGATTGCGGCAGAATCTTCTGCGGAAACTTCAGGCTCAACTTCGGGAGCTACTTCAACAGTAGGCTCCTGTTCAAGCTCCATCTCTTTCTTGTCTTCCATAGCGTTACCTCCTTCCTCGCGCAGCGCAAAATAGTCGGCGCACTGCTCTTTAAGTTTCAGCATTACATCATCAAAGTTGCTATTATCAAGCTCAAACTCTTCGGGTTTGTACACTTTGGATGAGATAAAGCAGGGTTCAGTATGCTCGTCGGGATTGTCGGACATACCGAGAAGGCAGAGCTTCAGGAAGCTAAAATCGAGGATTTCCTGATAATTCGAGTCTTCAGCCAACGGTCTCGACTGCTTAACCTCTATCTCCATGCTCTCCCCAAAATACACATCGTCTGAATATATAGCCGACATAAGCTCGGGGACGTGCTCGGTATAGAGGATGCACTTGCAGACCAGATAGGTTACTGACTCGCCGTACTCCTCTATTTCACGGAACTCAAAACTGTCATTTACTACGCAACCGACCACTTGAGTCAGCGGCTTAAAATTCCAGTTTTCATCTATCGTATAGTCATGACCGCCAATAAACACACCTGTACCGTCGTCTCTTTCAATAAGATGGGCGACAATGGGAAGATAGTTCAGACCGTACATCTCTTTCTCGATAGTCTCACGAGAGATATAGGAGTAGTTTCGATTTTTGCCACACCCACAAACGGTACATTCCGCAAGCGTAAAATTCTCATTCAGCTTTTGGAGCGGAGTGATTTTTGAAAAGGTGTGAATTTGAGACACTTTTCCTTCCATGTTTCCTCCTTCCTTGAAAATGTAGTTTATTGCTGTATATGAACTTTGTATCGCTGAATTTGCTGTGTACAATGTCCAACAGCTCGGGTGTAGCCTCAAACATCGCTATATCGATGTCGTTGATTTTTTCCCGAATATAACTAAACCCCGCGTCACTAAGAGCCTTAATGACTGCGGGGTCTGCTACCTTAATATAATTCATTTGTTATTCTCCTTCGGACTACTGCTTATCGCGCGTCCTCGCACCCTCATCGGACAGGTCGCTTTCATCCTCTGCGGGGCGCCCTATCTCTTCAGATGAGGTTGTATGCGAGCTCAGGAGCGGTTTAAGCTTATCAACACCAATAATATCGTTTTCAATGCGATTAAGCCCAGACACCATAAGGGGAGTTAAGCCGAGAGCTGCAAAATACATACTGGGGGTTACGCCATATGTAGCCGCTTCCTTATATATACCGACGATATCCTTACGATTATAGATAGTAGTTGATAAGAACTGTATTTGGAACTTAATAGTTCCGCTAAGATATTTAAGATGTCTGTTGACAAGCCTTTGCGCGTTACCCAAAAATCCGAGTAACAACTCAGAATCTGTAGTTATAGCAAGGCTCATGCCACCAGATGTATCTGTTTTACCGCCGTGAAGAACGCTGTTTGAACCGCAGTTCTCCCAATACTGTTCAACCGAACGAGTAACAATATCGACTGTGCTTATGCCTCTGTCTTGATCGAAGTTGAAATCCTCAACCTTGAACGGGAGCACAGCTGCACCAACCTGCGGCGGGAGTGCATTGCAGAGGTGAGTATAATACTGCATCGCCAAATTCCAATCTATCGTCGGCGCTCCCTGACTATCGAGTTCGATTCTACCGACAAGTACCTTGTAATTAGCGAGTTCGGTCGCTGTCTCCTGCAATGCCTTATAATTTTCTATATCCAACAGGTCGGGGAGGCAACCAACATAAGGCGGTATAAACGCTCCTTGGTCGCCGTCTGCGGTACAGAACGGGAGACACCAAGATATCTCTTCGGGGACAAACTGCCTCTTAACGCCGTCAGATTTATAGGCATTCCACATCTTGGTGAACTCAGGCGGATAAAATCCAAGCTCGTCCTCTTTAATCTGAGACATATCAACTGTATAGAGATAAGTACCGTCGGCGATAGCTTCAACAGTACAATAGTCGGCATTGATTTTTTGAATAAAGAATGAATCCCCGGATTCCCACGACACGCCGAAGAAGATTCCCTCGCGCACCGCGCTCACGGCAGCCTTGGAAAGCTCGTTCTTCAGATTCCAAACCTCACACTTTTTAGCCGCAGCAAGATATTGCTTCTGAAGATTATTGGCTTTCATCTTAGACTCATCATATCCAAGAGGGTAAAGCACATAATCCCACAGCCACATATTTGCTTGATAGTTAATAAGGCGACGATACAGCGGCGAAGCATTGTAAAGATACATCGACGCGTTGCGAAGACTCTTTGCGTTTGTTGACGGATTTTTAAGCCACGTCAGAATATTTTCCTTTGTATAGGTGGAGTACGACTGACCTCGACTCTGTTGCGAGGACGCAGGATTGCTTATATTTCTTTGAGCTATCTTCTGTGCGTATAAAAGAGCTTTATGAAACTCCGCCTTTGCCGCTTCAAGGTCAACTTTCTTTTGCTCTTCAGCTGAGGGCGGCGGAGCCGTTTCTTTCTTTTTTGCCACTTCGCGCCTCCTTTCTTATTTAATAATAGGTTTCTTGAACGCAAACACTTTGCGTTCGGGTGGTTTGTTGCTGGGCTTGAGCTTTCTTTCAAGCTCCTGAACAACCCAATAGTTGTAACCGACCGATGACACTCGGTCTTTTCTCATACCGGACTGTTCTTTGACCTTTATCAAAGTACCGGTAGGTGTGTATTTCAGACTTATTATCTCGTTAATAAAGAGCGTCGTATGAATATATGGAAGCAGAACTTTACGCTTCAACTCGGCGTCGTCAAGTATAGCTTGAACAATACCTCTCGGCAGTTCATAAAAGTCATTTTCAGAACTAAGAAGCTTAATCTTATTCTGCTTAAAGCCGTCGCGTAGCGCAAGATACATATCATTATTAAACTGACTTGTAGCCTGTATTGCCCAAATAACCTTTTTAGCCTCTCTGTCCGTGCAACGAGCGGCGTACACGTCGTCATTACAACAACTGAGTGGCGGGTAGGTAACATTGTACTCCGGGTCATATATGTCGCGCACGAGAGCGTCGTACACGCCTATACCAAGACCCTTAACATCGAGAGCTATGTCGGTACAATGGAACTGCTCGTACAACCTGCGTATACGTAAGGCGAGGTCGTTCGTGTGAAGTCCCTCGTGATTCTCCGTATATATGAGGTTGCTGATGTATCTATTCTCCGAATTAGGTATAGCCCTGTTAATCCATATAGACGCGGCGTCGTTGTTTTGCTTCTTGGAAGCCAACAGCGCAACGTCGGCAGAAAGAACACGTCTCTCATTAAATGCGAGCGGAGGTATCTTCTGCTTATAGTTAGGTATAAGAGAGCTGATATAGTCGGGATATATGGCTTGCTTTATCTGACGAGTTTTGGCTATATCGTCATAAGAGAACAGCGAGCCGTCCGTATCTCCGAACCACAAGCACTCCATTTCCATGCCGAACGTCGTCTCAGACTGGTCGCCCTCGGAAAGCTCGTCCGCTATCTGATTCTTGTCAAGCAGGTGCTCTTTTATTGAAAGCTGATAGGGGAGTCCACAGGTGAAATATCTGCGCTGATCGTCGCTCATATTCTTTGCGTATGTCTGAAGCTTACCAAAAGACCAATGGGACTTATACCATGCAGACGAAAGATAGATTTCTTTGTTTCTCTCGGTCAAATGCGCATATTTAGGATTGTTGAGATATCCCGGATTTCTCGGAGCCGTCAAAAATCTTTTAAGAACCGTCTGAATAATAGTGAGCGGTATCATACGGAACTCATCGCAGATGATAATATTAGCTCTGTTGTGTCGAGCTTCATCATTTGCAGTTACGACAAATATACGAGATGTGTTCCTAAACACAATCTCCGCTTTGGACTGATTTATTGTTATGCCCTTCGGCTCTATCTCTAACTGAAGATTAGCGGAGTTGGGCATAAGAATCGTTTGTATTTTCGTTAAGACCTCGACGGACTGTCCACGGGTCTTAGACGCAATACAGATAGCTGTACCGGGGTACAAAATACAACGTACACAGCAGAACACGGCGACCAGAAAGGTCTTTCCCTGCCCTCTTGCTGCGATGTACATTATATAGTTGCACCAGTTCATCATATACAGGATTATCTGCTGAAAAAGCTTAAGCTTAATATTAAGATAATCCATGCAGAAACGGTGAGGGTTAGCCCTATAGAACGAGCACCACGCGTCCACGCCGTTCATAATTCGCTTAGCCTTGTCGTTGGCTAACTCGCGGTCGCTGAGCTTATTCCGTGTCGCCATAATCTTCACCGTCACTTATAATGGCATCCAACAACGCGTCGTCGTCGCCCTCGTATTCAGGCATTTCAACACGGTATTTTGCCATCTCTTCCTCGTAAGCCGCGCTATATTTGTTTTGTATTCCCAACATCTTGCACAGATGTCCGAGGAAGTAAACCGTTATGTATTTGCGGATTCCGTCAACATCCTGCCATTCGGGGAGCGGCTCTGAAATGGGGCGTTCATTTTCCCATTTCTTGATAAGAGTACCAAAGGTGTTTTGCTCAACCATAGCGTTCTCATTATTCTGACTTGGCTTTAAGTTTGCCGTGCCGAGGAGGTCTTGGAATACCTTGAGTGCCTCTACAAGCTTCATAGACCCCTTGCCTTGCTGAGCTTTTAGAATATTGAGCTGAGCAATACACAGATTCTTGAAGACCTCTTCCTGAGATTTAGTAGAGCACTCATGCCGCGAAGTCCAGTCGTCGTATTGCTCTTGAAGAAACTTAAGCTCTTCGGGTTCAAATCCGCCACCGAAGAACGCTAAGGTCTTCTGCTTTATTTTGATTTCAGAACTATTGTTCTTTAAATCCTCTACGTCATTAATGACGGTTTCCTCGTCGCGTATAGTGTCATCGTAGGTTTTGCCCTGATAACAACGCAGAGACATCTTAGACACATATGAGCTCATGCGGCTAAAAGACGCCGAGCTCTTCTCGGTTGCATCATATATCCTTTTTGAGAAATACCAGTCGAACTTCTGACATAGACGCTTCGTCGCCTCCATCTCCGAGCCAAGTTCGTCAGTATACAATTCAAATAACTCCTCGACGCACGAGCGGCACACAGGGATAAATCCGTCGTTGCCGACATGGATAGGGGATTGTGACCTATAAAAATTACCGGTAAGCTTCGTATATTTTTTGCCGCACATAGTGCAGTAGAACTCGGTTCGACCGTTAGACGACGCGGGCTTTTTCTTTTTCTTTGAGGTCGATTTAGAGCGACCTATTGAGTTTTGAGCTATATTACCCACATCCTTTATATAAAAATAGCGCCCCTATACGGGACGCAAAAAGTTAAATTGGCGGCGCTTGCAGGATTTGAACCTACACTATCAGAGCCAAAATCTGATGTGCTGCCCTTACACCAAAGCGCTGTGTTGCAGGACTCGGGCGGATATCGCTTGCATAATACCCGCCCAAAGTTCTGCTTAAGGAGGAATGAAATTTTGAAGCCGCTTGCAAGCAGCCGACAAAATGGAGTTGTCCAAAGGAACCGCCCGTATGGGCGGCATTTGTAAAACTAAGGAAACGTCGTAACGCCTCCTATACAAAGGCGAATGAGCCTTTTGATAACCTAAGTTAAATCCAAGTCGCGCCTTTTCATCAGCCATCGGGATTTTTACGGCTTAACAAGCCGCCGCCGAGCGCTCAGGCAGTCCGATACTTAACTTCTCGCGCTTCCTCGCGCTTGGATTTGTGGAGCATCCTGCGTGACTCGAACACGCAACCCGCTGCTTACAGGGCAGCCGCTCTACCATTGAGCCAAGGATGCAGATACTCGGATTTGATATCGCTGGGACACATCATAGAGAGGTGCGGATAGTCTGACGTACCGAGCTTGTGGCATAACCCACACGTCCCCGTTGCGCAATACGGGATATTGGAGCCTTATGTTGGATTTGAACCTACGCGCTTCCGGTTAACAGCCGGACGCTCTTCCACTGAGCTAATAAGGCAGATATTGACTTTGCATCAAATAAGGACTAAAATATGCTTGCCCATTTCGCGTGCCACAATAAGCGCGAGGGTAAGAAAGGAGCTGGTGTTTTTGTCCCAGTTTTTGATCTTGCCTGTCTCTGAAGCAAAGCCAATGCATGGGCAGAACGTGTATTAACACGCTCCGCAGTTCCCTACTGCTAAAGTGCGGTCGCCTTGGTTAAGAAAGGAACGCCACATCACGTCCATGACTCTCGGTAGTAAGCAGTGCAGATGCCGGTTACTCAGCCTACTGGTGGGTTATAATGGCCAGAACAGAATTAAAAGGACCAAAAGGAAAACCCTGTCTTACGAGTACGAAGTCAGGTGTTACCGATTGTCATTGCACCAAGGTTCAGAGAAAACAAATAGGGGAGAACTGCCGATGATGATGTGCTCGGTAGTTCTTTTGAACAAAAGGAAATATAACAAGACTCGCTTGTTATCTGGTTGCGGAGGCAGGACTTGAACCTGCGACCTCCGGGTCATGAGCCCGACGAGCTACCAACTACTCCACTCCGCAATATGTTTATTTTAAAACAACAGCAAGCAAACCGTCTAACAACTGTCTAACACTATTATTATTCAGCGATTTTTCGCACCACGCGAACCGTTTATTAATTGCGTTATATGGGAAAATCATGGTTCTACACTGTATGAAATCGAATGATACTGTTTGATATTCGCGTCACAACCACTGTTAACCGCAGGGTCGTTGGTTCGAGTCCAACAGGGGGAGCCATCTCAGAAGCCTTGAGCCTCAACGGGTTCGGGGCTTTTCCCTTTTCTAAAATAGCTCGAAATTCCCATGTGTCTAACATTTTGTCTAACACGCCTGAGCTAAAGTTTCGCGAATAATTTCAGAGGTCATCTTTTTCCTCGACAAATCAAGATGACCGTATATATTACAAGTCATTTTTATATCGGCGTGACCCATCCAATCTTGGACATCCTTGAGCGAACAACCTTTGGCGAGAAGAAGGCTCGCACAACTATGTCTTAGATCGTGGAATCTTATATGCGGGAGATTATATTTTCTCAATAGGTCTCCGAATTTGTGCGATATATATGACGGGTCGTACATTGCGCCATTCGCCCATTTGAAGATATAATCATTCTCCACATAGGCGTCTCCAAAGAACTCTCTGTTCTTCTGTTCCTCTTCTTTGAGCTGAAGCAGTAGCTCTCTAATTTCAGGAAACAGCGGAAACGACCGATAACTTGATTTGTTTTTGGTTTTGTCTTTCTCGACAACCTTGGTTGACATAGAGACCGTGTGACGTATAAGGATAGTATTTGTGTCAAAATCAATGCTTTGCCACTGTAGACCCAAAACCTCACTGCGCCGCAGTCCATACATGACTGTAGTTTGGATGAGCGGATGCAAAGGTTCGTCCTTTATGGTCTCAAGCAGAGTGTTAATTTCACTGGCGTTATACCACTCATACTCCCGTCTCTCAAGTTTTGGGAGCCTCACGAGTTCACAGGGATTAGACCTTATGAGCTTATGCCGCATAGCCTCCTTAAAGGCAAGCTGAAGAACATTCTTATGCAGACGAAGGGTTTTAGGTGATAGACCGCCATTCCCATCTTTTCTGCCGTGGGTCGCCTTATAGTCAAAATATTGCTGTATATTGTCAAGGTTGGCATCCACTAATTTTATTTTGTGTTCCTCAAAATACGGTTGAACATGAGAATCAACTATAACCTTATAGCCATCCCACGTTACAGTGTCTATGAAGGGTTTTGTCTCCGTGAGCCATTGGTCTAAGTAGTCTGAGATAAGTATGTTGGGTTCATAAATAAGCTGAGCACTTTCATACTCGCTGATTATAGACCGCATAGCCGCCTCAGCTTTACGCAGATTATTCTTTACTTCATAACCTGTGTAAACCCACTTCTGCTTACGCTTTCCAGTGTTGTCTACGAAATTCAGAACGGCATAATATTTGCCGCGTTTTGCTTGCAAGCTTCCTGTCAATTAAATAATCTCCTTTCTGTAGTCCGCTTGCTGTTGTACGGTCATTTTAGCACAACAGCACAAAATGTCAACTACCGGCAGAAAGAAAATTTTCAATACTCTTTTTAGTAATTAAGTAACTTGCACCTATACGAACAGAGGGAATAGCGCCGCTATGCACAAGGTCATACGCCGTCTTCCTTCCTATTCGCAACATTGTCTGCATCTCTTTAACAGTTACCACATCAGGATAATTGTCAAACAATCAAATCATTCCATTCCTATAAATTTTTATCAGTGCCCTGCGGAAACTGTCTACTCCTCATCAGTGGAGCGACTTTCTATCCGCAGGGTCTTTTCGTTCCTACTTACGGCAAGGGATTTCCGCTTTTTTAAGTCCCAACTTACGGTATGGGATAACCGCTTTTTTAGTTCCCGCCGTGAGCTCACGACTTCGCAAACCCCACGACTCGTCTACCGCTTATGGTGCGGCGCATCCTCGCAGGGCGTAATCAGTAACTGTATAACCGCCATTATTGCAGTTTGTAAAAAGAAGTATCGTTATATCACACCGAGGCTCGCAAGCAGCTGGATAATTGCCACGATAGCGATACCACCGGTGAGAGCAAAAACATTTAAAAAGTTATAGATTAATGCAATCAGCATAATATCTCTCCTTTACAGGTCAGCGTAGTCGGGCTCAGTGCTCGGAAAGAACGCCACGCCCGGCACAAATTTGATAACATCCGACGGCTCCGGCACACACATCTCTCCCGTCACCGGGTGTCGGTAAGGCTTCGGTTTACGCCTGACCTTCTGAAATGTACCAAAACCATATATTGACAGCTTATCTCCGTCGTTAACGACCTTGGAGATAGCATTGCACACTGCATCAATGCAGAACTCTGAGTCACCAAGGGTGAGAGAGTTATCTTTTGCCACAAGTCTTATAAGTTCCTTGCGATTCAAATTATCTTCCTTTCTTTCCTCAAAAGGCGACAAGCTTAGTCGCCGACTCAATGTTATAACCATCTTTATCAAGACACACATAAATACAGCCCTGCTGCTGAGAGTTAACCAACGCGCCATCACCATATCTCATTTTCTGTGTCTCACACGCCGCGCCCTGCTCATACATGGTGGTATTCCCGATTTTATACGAGCCAAGTCTGTGTGTATGCGCCATTACAAGGCAGTTAAAATCATATCCCTCATTGCGGAACCACAGCACAGCTTTCTCTGCCGTCTTCATAGGTGAACTGCTAAAAGCCTTCGGGTGAACAAACATTACATGACCTATCTGCGAAAACCACTCTCCGGTGTAGATAACTTCGATGTCGTCGAATGTCTCACGCAACGGCTCGAACCAAGTCTTAATATGATTGCGGCGGTCATAGTGATAGAAGCCGTCAACAAAGATGTAGTCCAGCGCCGTCTCGGGCATAAGCTCCTGAAGGTCTGAATCAAGGTGATTGGCAAGATATGATCCAAGACGAAGCTCGTGGTTGCCGTAGTTCGCTATGACCTTCTTCGGCTTTATGTAGTCGATAAGCTCTATAATGTACTGACGACCCTCAACCAGCTCCTCGATACAGGGTATACGGTACGACTTCGAGAACCTGGAGATTGACTGACAATCAAATATGTCTCCGTTGAGCTGTAGGATATCTACACGTCCGACATACTTTGAGAATGTCTGTATAGGCTTGGCAAACGGGAAGTGTAAGTCTGATATAGACAGAACCCTCGTCGCCACACCGCGCTCAGCTATCTCACGCTCATAGTTGCGACCGCGATTGAAGGCAGCAAATTCTTTTCGATAAGCACTCTCGCCGAGCGTCTGACCGTTTTCTGCGTTGAGTAGCTCGGCTATCTGGTCGCAGGTGAGACCATAAATTTTCTTGTTGTCGAAAAGCCGAACGAAGTAGTCCACATAAGACTCTCCGCTCTGCTTCTTAGCAAAGTCTTCCATCAGCAGCTCACCTCCACGGTTCGTGGCGAAGCCTCTTGAGGTAGCGCATTACCTTAAAGCTCTCGGTGCAGTAATATGTTTTCTTTCGACTGGGAGCGTAACGGTTCGTTACCGTTATATGTGTTCCCGGAAACTTCTTCCTAATCTTGAAAGCTTCCTCCTGCGAGATTTTAACTATATAAACCATTCCTTTTTATCAATTTGGAGCGAGTTTTCTTACCCCTCTCCTATTGTAACCGCACGGGACACCCCTAAAATTTGTCGCATAATACGGCTATTTTAGGGGGTCATTTATCCCGTTTGAGTCGGATTTTAGCCTATTTTTTGTAAATTTTTGCGTGATTTGCTGTCAATTTACGCGGAATATTTATATCGAGTGTATCTTTTACCGTACAGCTCAATATCACCCTCGTCGTCTTCTGCAAGCAGTCCGACGGGTTCAGCGCTCGCTTCGAGAACCTCATAGAACGATGTGTTAGGATAACCGAACAGTATATTAAATATCTTGCGCTGAATCTGAGAATAACGAGGCTCTTCTATCTGGTGCAGGAGGTAGACCATATCGCTCTTGGTAAACGACATATTACCTATATACTCTATGCACTCCTGTCTGATATCACAGCACTGCATCTGCTTAACGGAAGATTCTATGTCCGAAGCATATACACTCTTTATCTCATTTGTCATATCCGTTACCGCATTGATGACTCTGGTGACTTTCTCATACTGCCTGCGGCGGACGTCCACGTCGTCGCCCACGAGAGCAGAAAAGGGGAGGTACTCTTGCTTCTTCCCAATCTCCCCTCTCTGAGCCCTATACGAATTAATACAGGTCTGCACATGATCCATAGTCGTCAAATGCTTCTTGTAATTCTTTCGCTTGCGGTCATAGTAACCCTTGCCGATATCCTTCGCCTTGAAAAAGTTAGGTTTAATGGCTCTCCCGTCATCGCCTTCGATTTTATATTTGTCGCGCAGTCGGCGAAGCTCCTTAGCGTTATTAATATTGAACTCTTTCTTTGCTTTGTCGATTTCAATGCCGCTCATAACATTCAAGATACATACGTCTTTATATATTTCCTCAATATCACTATAACTGCCACCACGATTAAGGACATCCCATATGCGGGTGTTGAGCTCCTGACTGAGGTTGATAATATCACCTATAAGATTGTTACTCGTCTTGACATCGAGGTCAACCTGTTCGTCGTGAGTATATTTGCGCTTCTTCTTAACGGACGAAACATCCGGCACCGCTATCAAAAACTTGCCTTCGTTCTTAAGCGCGGCATTGATAAGGTGAAGATTATCCGTAACAAGCGAGGTATCTGAATCAAAATCCGCGCCAGATAATTCGTTTAAGACATTTTCACCAATGCTGTTTATACAGACTATCTCGTTCGTCAGATTAAAGTAGCGGTCAATTTCACTACACTCCACATTCGTCGGAACCCACACATTGCTCATTGAGATATGTGGACTGCGCGAACCTACGAGCCTCTGCCCGTAGCCAAACCTCTTGGTATGTATATTACCAACGCCCAGCACCGACACGCCGTCGAACTCACCGATGGTTGCCTGTAACATCTCGATCGGGTTGCCAAGCAAAGTTTCATAGTTGCCGTTGACGAGTACATGACCAAGCCTAAGATTCTTCGTGAAAGACTTAAGAATGTCTATCTTGAAGTCGTGATAAAGCTTTGTCTGCGCGAACCTGTCGTTAAGACCAAGAAGCTTATACACAACATCATTCTTCGACTCGGCGGGGGAAATGCCAAACTCGTCTTCTATCGGATACTTGATATGATAGCGAAGAACTGCGGGATCTGTTCTTATAGCTGTCATATAGTCAAATGTCTCCTTGAGGAATGCCGCCGTCTCAGCCTTGTCCATCTGCAAGCTGTTGAGGAGCTGGTAGTGCGTTTGCACCATGCGTCCGTCAAAGAAGTGAGTCGGTTTATCATACTTAACAACGCCAAAAGTATTGTCGATGTGCTTCATCCACTCGTTTATCGTCCCGAACTTCAAATACTTGATGCTGCTCGGCGTGGTTACTATCTTTATATCTTCCACACGCTTCGCTTTAGTGTAGCCTTTTAGCTGGCTCACCTCTGTTATGCCGTGGTCGAAGAACCACTGCTGCAAGTTTGTGTTGAAACAGCAACATTTGAAGAAGAGGTTGCGGAGCAGTATCATACCCTTATCGCTGTATTTGCCCATAGCTGATATATCTATAAGTCCCTGCCCGTCCCAGATAGAGTTGGATATCTGCTCGTCTTTTTCTTCGGCAATCAAGTGGTCGCCCTCTTCACTGACAGACATAACTCTATCAAAGAACTTACTCTCATAGTCGTCTATCACGAGAATGTTCTCGGGGTTTATCTCTAATATGTCGATAATGGAGCTTGACGGCAGAGAGATGTATGACTCAAGTGCGGCAAGGTCTACCTCTTCACCCTCGGCGACTTTCAGCCCGCACATCTCCCACTTATGCATACGAGCGTATAGCTTCTCGTCAATGAAGAGGCACTTGCCAACACGAGAACTGCCGCTCGACCTCTTCCACCTGACATATCTCACGCCATTACACACAAAGCCGTCATTATAAAGTATTCTGCGCAGCTCCGCTGTGCTCTTCAGCGTCTTGGGTGTTTTGATGAGCGTATATACGCCGCCCTCAAAGCCGAAGTATTTACCGAGCACTTCGTCAGATACCGGACATTCCACAGGCTGTCCAAGTATTATTCCTATCAGCTCGCCGTCCTTTGTGGCTACGCAGTCATTGAAGTTAAGGTCTGTATCTTTATATCCGAAGCGAATATATTTGTTTCTACCGGCTTTATTAAACTCCGCTACCGAGTATTTAAAGGTTACATTTATCACACGGGAAGTATACTCTTTCTTTCTCCCGTAAAAGCTGAAGTTGGTGCGGCGATATACCTTTTCATAAACCTCACGCAACTTTATCTGATCCAAGCTGTAATCGAGCGTGTTGGCATATCGTCTGTAATTAACCTTGCCGTCTTTGTCCACCAATGAGTAACCCATATCGGGGTACAGCTCATTTGTTATGTATATGTCCTTAGCGTCGATACCCGGTATATATATTGTATTACCTATAGTTAATTCTCCTCATCCATATCCGTATTTATGGCTTGATTCCCATAGTCTATGTAAGCGACCTCATCCCAACTGCCGTGGCAGGGGTAGTCGTTGTCGTCGTTGCCGCAGCAGTTAATCCACGGACAACCTTCACAAAATCCTCTGTTCAACTTCTTTCTCTAATCCTTTCTGTAAAATGCCGTTCACACCTCTTCCCTAAAATATCAGCCATGTCTCATTTCGTCCGAGTTTTGCTGTCTATATGCTATAAACTTTGGTTTAAAGTGTCCCGGTAGGGTAACTTGCACCCCAAGTCTTGATGTTTTATTTTTATGTATTTAGCTTAGCATTTTGCTTATAATGTTATCTATCGTCTGCGCGACCTCAACGAAGTCTTCTTCCTTATAGCCTTTCGTCGTCATCGCGGCAGTTCCGATTCTTATACCACTGGTCTGCACGGGACTGCGCTTTTCTCCGGGGACGCAGTTTTTGTTGAGCGTAATACCGTGTTTATCGAGCTCGTCCTGTACCATCTTGCCGCTGATGTTCGGATGCGTCTTCGACAGGTCAACCAAGAATAGGTGGTTGTCTGTTCCGCCGGTAACTACATCATACCCCAGTCTGATAAACTCATCTGCCATAGCCTTGGAGTTTTTGACGACCTGATGGATATAATCGCGATACTCCTGAGTACAGGCTTCCTCTGCGACAACGGCTTTACCTGCGATGACGTGCTGTAATGGTCCACCCTGAACGCCGGGGAACACAGCCTTGTCAACCTGTAGCGCAAGAGACGGCTTGCAGAAAATCATTCCGCCCCTTGGTCCACGCAGAGTTTTGTGGGTCGTCGTCGTAATAATGTCGGCGAGTCCAAAAGGGGAGGGGTGGTCGCCCGCAGCTACCAGTCCCGCGATATGAGCCATATCAACCATAAAGAGAGCGCCACACTCATTAGCTATAGAGGCGATTCTCTCAAAGTCAATGATACGACTATATGCAGAAGCTCCGGCGAGAATCAACGCGGGTCTGAACTCGTGCGCCTTTCGAGACAAGTCGTCGTAGTCGATAAAGCCGCGCTCATCTACCCCGTAGAAGTTGACGTCGTACAGCTTGCCCGAAAAATTCACAGCAGAGCCGTGCGTAAGATGCCCGCCGTTGTCGAGGCTCATAGCGAGAATCTTATCTCCGGGCTGAAGGACGCTCATATACGCCGCCATGTTCGCCTGTGAACCTGAGTGCGGCTGAACATTGACATGGTAGTCCGTGTTGAAGACCCCACGCCACTTATTACAACAATACTCTTCAAGAGCGTCCACATTTTCACAGCCGCCGTAGTATCTGCCTTTAGATCCCGACGCTCTGACTGCGGGATAGCCCTCCGAATATTTATTGGTTAGACACGAACCAACCGCCTTTAGAACATTATCACTCACAAAGTTTTCGGAAGCTATGAGTTCTATGTTGTGGGCTTGTCTTTCTTTCTCATCTCTTATGTACTTAAATACTTTTGATTCCATTAATTCACCTCATATAATTCCTTGGCTTTCGCCTGTACTAAACCCCAAAGCTTACAGTTTTCAATTTCTGTGTTTAAAATCCGCTCGATTTTTTCTGGCTCAAGTTGATGTCGATGCACTTCTGAGAAGCATGGCCACCCCGGCATTTTAAAAGCTTCACAATCGCTATATTCCCAAAAGTCAGTGCGCCCAGTATACCTGTTGTCTACAATCCAGATATGATTACGGGCAATATGAATACCTATTTTGCGGTTTATCCAAAAATTACATTGCATAATCTGGTCGTTGATAGTCTCGGCACCGCCGTACCTGCACTCCCATTTATCAGCTGTAATTCGCTCACCGTTAATTATCCAATCGTTTCCTTTACAGCTCGGCTCATTACCATTCCACGCATCCTCTGTTGTGTTAAATGGAATAGGACAATCCATTAGTTAACTCCTTTCTCACGCACACACCTGCGGCGCGTCGATAAGTCCATTTTCGATAAGTTTCTTGTGGAAGAACTGTTTGCCCTGCGGAGTGAAGAACACCCTTATCTTCACGAAATCAGATTTCGTGTACCAGTCCTTGGTCTCGAATAAACCCTCATTGCTCTTCTTTGCGTAAGGACGAAGCTGCTGAGCGGGAGTGCGGTACAGATATTTTTCATCTATCAGAAAGTTGACAAACTTGCGTTCTGAGATGCCGAGCTCTTTAGCGGTGTCTCGAAGCCCCGTGCATTTATTGGGGCTAACAAATGTGTCGTAGAAGTCAACCTTGGGAGCCTGTTCCTTGAGCTGCACGGTCATTCTTTTGCTTTCATTAAATATCATCGTCAGTGCGTGTTTCTGCGCAGAATCGAGCTGACCGAAATAGCTGTCAATAAACTGAGCGGCGTCGTTTACATATCCGCCTGTTTTACGAATCGTGGGGATGATGTCATGAGTTATCCATCGCTTGAAAGCTTTTGCTTCTGGTTTGCGGGATCCGAGCACGAGGGAGTAAAGCCCGGATTCGTTGATAATTGTTCCATCCCCTTGTCGCCCTAAGTTGAACTTAGCCCGCTCGTCCTCATCGAGACGGCTTGTCGCTATTGTAGGGTTGCTTAAGTCGAGAGCTCTACACACATCAGCCGCCACAAACCACGGTTCGCTGTCAATGGTTATAGTGCGGATTTCCCCAAATTCCTCATTGTTAAATACTGTCAGTTCATTCATTTCATTTTCTCCTTTATTTATAATGTTAAAATTTGCAGATGGGGTAACATTTCGTTACACCACCTCTATTATCACGAGACTTTTAGACATTTTTGTCTGAAAGTACCACATCGGTAGTTGAGGGGTGACGCTGAACGATTCATTCACCCCCCCCTACGAAGTGGGCACACCCCCATCTTGGAAACCTGCTCATTTTTGAGCGGGTTCGATTTATAATGGAAAAACTCGATAACAATTCATTATTGAGTTTTTAGCCAGAGCCCTCATAACCCTCATTTGAAATGAGGGTAATCACTTTTATGTGGAAGGGGTCGATAATATCGACCCCTGTAATATTTGTTGCCGGAAAGCTATTGGACAAAAATGTAGAATAGCTTCTCCCTCACTTCTCCGCTCTGTACTTCGCCAACGCCGCCGTCGCCTTGCGCTTCTGTTCTTCGGAAATGCTTCGAGCGGCGTTCTTTCTTATAGTAACTGCGGAGGGGATAGCCCTTAAAATCATTCCGCACACAGTGCCGTCGTCGTAGACCGTCTGCTCTACAGGTGTCCAGCCTTTACGCAGCGCGGCATTGAAGTCTTTCGGGACGGTGCTGTCCATCGTCCACCCGTCGTCGTCTCTATATATGTGTGTCTCTCGCTCAGCGATTGATATCTTACTCGTAATCTTCTTCGTCTTTATCTCCATTCTGAACCCTCTCCATCCAATCTTTTAAAAGTGTCCTCATTCTTCTGCTCGGCACATACAGCCATATCTCTTCCCCGCGTCTTATAGCCGACCTCCATATCCACTGCAACATAGTTGAAAGAGCGTACATATCTTGGTCTACCTCTACGCCAAACTTCTCATACACACGCCTCTCCGCGACATTCATAAACAGGTTGACGGCATAGGCGAGATACCTCTTATTAATGTATGAGTTAGTAGCTCTCTCGTTGAAGACGACGTAACTCTTGGTGTAACCTTTACCCTTAACCTTATTGCAGGCGCTCTTATAGGTTCCCCACATACGCTCGTCCGCAGGTGAGTTCTTCCATATATGCTTGTAGCAGTTGGCTATATGATTCTTAACTGCCTTGAGCTCACCGTCCTCACCAGCCTTGCGCCTCTGATACCAGTTCATAGACAGCGCATGGGGCGGGTCGCCTATACGGTTGAGCTTTGGCGACTCTACTATATGTATAAGGTCTTTGATGTGCTTGGTGTATTCCGGCACATAATCGGTATTATCCGAGAAGCGATAAACGCCGTCCTTTAACGATACACCTATATATGTATAAGGGATTTTGTAAATCTTCATAAAATAGCAAAGTGCCTGTCCGGTAAACAAATATGTCAGCACGAACACCTCATTGAACGAGGTCAGAAGCTCCTGCGGCAGAGCCCAGTAATAAAGCTTCTGCCCCTTTTGTCCATCAACACACAAAATATCGCGGGAGCGGAACATCTTCATCTCATCTTCAAATTTGCCTGAGTCGTAGAGCTTGTCTGTCGCCCGATATGTCGTGCCGTCTGATTCTAAGAAGCCTGTAGCGACAAGCCCACCGACATCATTGGTCTTCATTTGACTCTCGATAAGAATATCCAAACTCTCATCTATAATGAGGGTATAGCCAAGCTCTCTAATCATCGCCAGCGTATCACGGTTATAATTTCTGAAAGCCGCATGGGTTGTCGTTATGTTGCGCCCCTCGTTTATAAGAGCGGCTGTGTGCTCCGTCTTTCTAAAATGGTATTCGCTCAGTTTGTTGCTCGGTTCGACGAAGTGCAGCTCCGGACAGCCCTCTTTGATACGATTGCTCTCCGCCAGATATGGCGTGATGTAAATAAATTTCTTCTCCTTGTGCTCGTTCATATAGGTAATGGCAGCTTCGGTTTTACCAGTACCCATAATCGCATCGCATACTTTGACTTTGATAGTGTTTTCCTCCTATTTGAACTTATTTTCTAAAAATGGTTCCAAACTGGCTCACAGCCCTTGTGTATCAAGGCATCTGAGCACCCCCTCTCTTAAAAAACAATTTTGTGTTATGTGAAGGTCACAAGTCCACTAACGTGTCCTTGCTCGCCACATAATTCCGCCTGCGGAGTAGGCGGGAGACTACGCTATACCACCTCGGGAGAAGTTCTCTTCGCAAGCTTCGCTAACTTCTCTTCGGAGATACCGCTGACGTCTCCCTCAAACATCTCCTTAGGCGGGTGGAAGGCTTCGCCTTATTCCTAAAGGAAGACTGCATCCTCGGTTCGCTCCATCTTGAGGCGAACTCAGCAAGCCTTTAACTGCGCTGCGCTTCGTTTCCGTTCGCCTTATTAGTGTCGCTCACCTCGGATTTGTCTTAAAACGGCTTACGCCGTAGCCTGTACCACCATGTTATGTATATACCTTACACCCGAGGTTAACTGATTTACCAAAATCTGAAGGTTAAATTTATGAATAAACTATGAATAGGAGTAGAGGGTAGAGGCTTAGCGCGTAGCGATAAAAATAAATAAAAAAAACGCGCCTTTCGGCGCGTAAGACGATCGTATACATATAGAGCTTGTAGAAGCCTTCTTCGAAGATGTCAGCCTGTGCATACCAACCCTGATTGGTCTATAGGCTTATACCACGGACGAAAGACCGCTCGTAAGGTAGGTTTTAGGGATTTTAGCCTGTACCACATCTCTATCTCGGATGCTCGTAGGGGTAACTTGGTGCGTAGAGCGGGCTTTTACCAGTTTTTTTAAAATTTAAAAAAGCACCAATCTACCTGACCCGTAGAAGATAGCCTCTACTATGGGCAGGATTTGTGTAGTTCTGAGGGTCTATTTTGACGACGTGTGAGTGGTGTTGATTAACTAAGCGGTTTTTCACTAATATTTTTCTGCTATAGGTTTAAAATAGCCCCCGTGGGGCGTAGAATCCATAAAGCGGTATTTTATGGATTATTATGCATAGATAGTCGAGGTATACAAGCTATGATATTTTAGTGCTATATAAGCATTATTTTTGTTGTATTTACAACACGTCAACACGTCAACACTGCATTATATTTTATCACACATATATTACCATAAAACAAAATAAAAAATACCTATACACCGAAAGATAAAATCTAATCGTATATAGGTATTATATTATATATTATATATAGCTCTATAGGTGCAATATTATACATAATAGCGCGTAGACCGTCTGACCGTCTGCGGCAGCGTCGCACGGTGTAGCCGTGCCCCGTAGACCCGTGCGAGGGTATTGTGCTATTATAGAATATTATATATCATCGTTGGTACTGCTGCATGACGGCGGTAGGTGCAGTATGCCGCGCACATAGTCGGCGGATAGGTTAGCGGCGGCGGCAACGGTGGTTATAGCCGTGTCCAGATCCGGCGGGGCGGGTGTTGGTGCGGTGGTGGCACGGTCGAGTAGGTTATCTATAGATATATTAAGATAGTCGCATATGCGGGCAATGGTGATATAAGATATAGCCGTACCGCGTGTCATATGATATATTGTATCTTTGTTTACCGATAGTTCTTGTAGCATATCTTTTAATGTGACATTATGTGACGTACACTCTTTTTTTATCTTTTGTGCAATAATAGACGGTTCATAGTTGTTAATATTAGACAATACATAACCCCCAAAACATATAGTTATATGTGCAATAGTTACAAAGATGTGTTACCTATATTGTCTATTGGTAAGTGTAATAAGCCGCGTATATAATCGGTGGATACGCCTTGAGTGCGGGCGATTATATCTATAGCGTCCGATATTGTCGGTGTAGGTGTAGTATTATCTGATAATAAAGTATTTATATCTATCAATAGATAGTTGCATACTTGAATTAATGCTTTAATTGATGGATAACTGCCGCGCGTATCCATATAATAGAGCATATTTTTAGATATGTCTAAGTCGTGCAACATCGTACTAACAGATATATTTTTATCTTTTGCGGCTTGCTTTATTCTTTTTGAGATTATAGGCGGCTCAATGTCCGTCATGTTGTACAACTCGGCGGGCTTATTTTCATTCATTTGTTGTGCAATCCTCCAAAGGTAGAAAAATATAGAAAAATCTGTTGACTTTGTCACCAATTGGTGCTAATATATAGGCGTACCAAACAAGGACACCGCGGATCAGCCGCCGATGATGAGCCATTGAGCCACGCGGATAAGGCGCGCGGGGATCTCGCAAAGTACAGATTGTCCGAATATCCACCATTATAAAACAAGGAGGTTAAAAAGTCAAGCAACGGAAAGCGGAACACATAAATATTATTGTTAGCCTTGCAATACTTTGATATTGCTATCACGCTATGACGGTCAAAAGACTATCAGCTAAAGGCGGCGCGTGCCGTGACGCGTTTATCGTATACAATAATATTGTTAAATATCGGTAACGGCGGCGGGACACTCTCAACCGTTACCATGCCGCATAGGGGCGCTATGCGGGGCGAATAAAGGCATTTTATTACAAGTCCGTAAAGGATTAAAGAAATAACTGCCATTTAAGCGGGTGTATTATCTACTTAAATACTTTAATTCTGTTGTGCTAAAATGGAGAGTCCGGGGACGGCTTGAACCCGTCCGAACCTTTGAGTTCCTTTGCCGTTGGTATTGATATATACGCGATAAAGTATATCAATAATAAGAAAAAAATAACCCGTGCATTAATGCTATAAAGATATTTTAGCTTTACACTGCCCGCGATATTTCTTAGGAAATACGGATAACGGGCGGCAATTTTTTATTCTTAGGAATAAATATTTATCGTAAAGCGGGGATATTTATATTTCATTGTTGGAAAATGTACGGTGACGAGTAATAATTGATACGTTGAGATATTAAGACATTTTAACACATTTCGAGCGCGTGAACTGTTGCAAGTTTGCGCGTTTTTTAATGTGCTAAAAAGCATATAAAAATTTTATTAAAGGACGGTAAAAAAAATCATGAAAAAGACAACGGAGAAAAAAGTATTACGGAACATCGCAGATATCAGATCAGACCTTGAAACACGCATTAACGCATATAATGCGGCGGTAAATGACGAGAACACAAAAGCGGCAGACCTTGAAAAGCTCGACAATGAAACGTCAGAACTTGAAAAAGAGTATGCCCGCGCGGCGTTCCATGCGGCGGCGCTTGAGCTGCTCGACAATGACGCGCCTATGCTCGCAGCGGCTACGGCTCTTAATTTTGAAACGCTCAAGTATAAAGATAAAGAGGATGAGAACGGCATAAAGTCGCGCGAACTTGTCACGGCTGAACGCCCGCTTGATTTTGTTTCCCTTGAATCATTCTTTGTTGAGCGCGGAAAGAAATTCGGTTCTGAATCTGCATGGGTTTATAAAGTCGCGGCTTTTAACCGTCTGCTCTGCATGAGAACGGCTCAGAGTATCGGCGCGGACGTGAAAACGGTTGCGGAAAAGTTTGCTACGCCTACACAAGCCCGCGATATAAATCTTGGCAAAACTCCGACAAGCAACACGCAGTTATTAAAACAGTTACAGATGATAATTGACTCCATGATTTATGCGGAGGGCGAAAAGGGTAATATCTATAAAGCAAATTCGCACGATGTCGGCTATTTGCTGTCCCTTTACGCGAAAAAGGGGCGCGGTGTTCTGAGCGTTGTGGCTGCTCGCCCGAAATATCTCGAAAAGCTCATCGCGGAAATCCTCCATCGCATAGTTACCGAAAAAGCCTATAACATCGAGTTCAAGGAAAAGAAAGAACGCGTAAGCGGCAAGATAGACCCTAAACCCGCCGGGACTGTTGAGTCTGCAAGAAAGTCCGCGAAGAAGTCGAGCGCGAAGGCTCAGACGGAAATTGAACGCGCGAGACGTGCCGCCGATAAAGTCCGCAAAAAAGCAAAAGCGGAAGCGAAAAAAATTCAAGCTGAGAATGGCGGCGCGTCTGTAGCTGCGCCGTGGCTGCTCGACGCAATGCACAAACTCATCGAAGAGAAAAAAGCTGGAAAAATCACGGACGAGGAATTTAATAAATATCTTGAGTATGCCGAAAACAGAGATATCGAGGAGGGCGGTATAGGATTCTACGGTGTAAACAGCAAGGAAAAGTCCGCATAAAAAAATTTTACGCTCAAAAGTGAAATTAAATCAAAATTAAAAATCAAAATCAGAAAGGAAACCCAAAATGAAAACTAAAACAAAAATATATGCAATAATCGCAACTATCATGACCGCTTGTTATGCCGTACTGATCGCCCTGAGCGCGTGGAATTTCGCCGTCCAGATGAAAATTAATGCGCTCAAAAATGACGGTAGGGATGTTATTCATACCGACGCCGCCGCCTTCGCGGAGATCTGCGACGAAATCGACCACTTAAAGACTCTTAAAGCGTGGAATTAAAACAAAATCAGGAAGGAAATTGAAAATCATGGATGAAATTCAGGTTGAAATTTGGGGTGCACTTTGCAATCTCGACGGCGAAACGGTTGCAAGACTGTTTACAAATTACTACGGAAATCAGCTTTTGACCGATGATTTCCGCGAGTTTATAGAGGAGGAAGGCGCAATATGAAAATCAAAAACGGAAACGAAACCGTATATGAAATCATAACCAATCACGATTTTACACTCGATGAAGCTATAGCCTTCGCGGGTGAATATTCGAACGACGCCGCCATAAACGGCGAGCCGGAAGTCACGATAAACGACAAGAAATATTATTATGAGGAGTTGTATCTGGAATGGTAAGTACCTACGAAATAGAAGCCCGCGACTTTATGACACGAAACAAAATCAAAATGAGTATCACATTCAAAGACCGCGAAGTAAATCGACTTTGGAATGAAAACGCAATACGAAATCGCTACACGGTTTATATCCAGAACACCGATACCGACGAGGCTATGAGCGTCATATTTTGGGATTCCATCTACGATACAGAGCACAATATCACGCCGACTTGCTATGACATTCTGGCGTGTTTGACGAAGTATGACCCCGGCGACTACGAGGAATTCTGTTCTGAATTCGGATATGAAACCGAAATTGAAAATCAGTTCGGCAGATTTACGCGAAATGAAACCGCCTATAAGATTTGGCAGGCGTGCTACGACGAATGGGAAAAGGTAAAGCGCGTATTCGGCGAGGGTGAAACACTCGAAGAACTGCGTGAAATAAACTAAAGAAAATCACTTTAATGAAATTATATTCCCGAGGTGTTTCTGTTCTCAAAACATAATCTAAATACTACAAAATTAAAGTGAAAAACGAAAGGAGCGAACATTTTACTATGTCATATGAAAAGTTTGTAAAGGGAGTGATATGGAAAGTCGGATTTGAAACGAAAATCCGTTTTGAAAACGACGGCGAAAAGTATACGGCATACATAACGGGCGGAATCATTATCTACGGAAATAGCATATCCGCTCTTGTATTGGTGCGCTGGGGCGACGGTCATTCGGCGCGAATAAATTTAGAGGAGGAAAGAAAATCATGAGCTATAGCACCTATGGAGTCGAAGTCGAAAAGCAAAACGGTTTGGTAATTGGAAAGCGTTTTGATAATCTCGACGACGCGATGTGTGTAGCTGAGCGCGCTGTTTATGAGCGCGGCTGCGTGTGGTCTTGTGTGCATATGCCTAACGGAGATATTTATGTTGAGTATGAGATGTAAATCGAAATGAAAATTAAATTCTGAAAGGAAAATGAAATTATGTCACTTGCACTTGTTAACAATTCTATGAACGAAGCCTATGATACCCGCGCCCTCTACATCGAAACGATTTTGCGGAACGTACCGGAAATCGGTGGGCTGAAATTTGCCGAGATACCGGTCGATCTGCTGAGCGTCCCCGCAACCTATCAGCGCCCGCAGCACGGACACGAAAAGGAAATCGCTAAACAGTGGAACAAGAAAAAGGCGGGTGCGCTTGTAGTCAGCTACCGAGACGGGCAGCTCTATGTTATCGACGGACAGCATAGGCTTATAGCGGCGCGAATGGTAGGCGAGCAGACAATGCCGTGTCAGATTTACGAGGGGCTGAGTGAAGCAGACGAGGCTCTTATTTTCGGAAAGCAGGACGAAAACAAAATCAAATTGAAAACCATAGAGAAAATCTATGCTCTGTTTGTCGGCGGCGACGCAAAGGCAATGAAGCTCAAGCAGATATGCGATGATTATGGCGTGGTACTCTTCCCGCAGGACAGCAAGGAAACGAAACCAATGCTCACCGGTCTGCGTGTGACTCTGACCGCGCTCAATGCCTATGGCGAGGACTGCGTAAAATGGATTTTCGATACGATTAAGAAATCGGGTTGGCATCTTGTTTCGGGTGCGTATTGTGAAGCCGATATAAATTCACTTCGTAATCTGTATGTCGCTCATAGAAACGAAATCGATAAGGTTCAGGGTATCGTTGTGAATATTTACAAGCGAACAAATTACGACCATATCCAGTCACTGGCAACCGTACAGTACCCGGCGAGAACTAAAATCGCATCTCTGACGGCTCTGCTCGAAGCAGCCGTTGAAGAAAATGTCGCGTAAAATTTTGAGAAGATTTTGGTAAATAGCCGAAATCGAGTTGTAAGATAGAGCCGCCGTGAAAGGGAAACCAATTTCGGCGGCTAATTTAAAGTCAGAAAGGAAATGAATTATGGAAATCGAAAATGATAATCAGATACCGTGCTCAGAGTGCATACACTATGCGTCTTGTACTTTTTGGTGTATGGAGGAACTGGGGTATGGTCTTGACCCCGGCGAAACGTTAAGAGGATGCAGAGATGTCATACCTCTGTCGGCAATAAAATTTACTGATCCGGAAGTCGAAGCCAGATTTATGGACGAACACTTAAAAGCAAGGGATTGGAAAGCACTTTGGTACAGACATATAGACCCCGACGACGATTAAATCAGAAAGGAAACCAAAATGAAAATCAACGAGGAAATGAAAGATTGGATAGATTTTAGTGAAATTCGTTGCGGAGATGTGTTTCGTACTGAGGACGACGATTACTATATGAAGGTAAGTGGGTCAGCGAAGCACAACGCTGTTAGAGTTGGTACAGGGCAGTTAGCCTATTTCGGTGGCGAGCTTGTTAGTCCGATTCGCAATGCGGAAATGGTAGTTAAATTCTGAAAGGAGAATCAAAATGAAAATTGAAATCAAAACCGAAAATGCCGCTTTCCACGATTATGACGCGGAAAACGAATATGTTGACTACTACACCACGGCAGTTGAGCTTGACCGAATTTTCGGGCAGATAAGCAGGGCTGTAGCCGAAGGGCGAACGGAAGGCAAGGTGATAGACAGCAACGGAAACAGGTGCGGAGAATGGAGTGCCTGAAATGAAAATGATTTTCGTTGTGGTCGTCATTACCGAAAACGGTAAGCATTCTGCCCTTGCCGACACGATAGCGACGGGCAACAATTTAGTGCCTATACTCAAAAGATACAACGCTGATATATGCCATTTATGCGAAAGCCGTAGAGAAGCGGACGAGCTGGCGCGGAAATGGAATGAGGCGTATAGGCAAAACGGCACAAACTTATTTTAAATTAGAAGGGGAATCGAAATGGAATTGAAATTCGCAATCACAACTGTAATTGAAATTGCTTTCGTCGTCGCGTTTCTGTATGCACTGTGGCACGAGGGCAAAATTATAGCTTTCGAGGAACGGATAGAGGATGCCGTAGCTCGATGGCTTGCAAAGAAAATCATAAGCAGAAGGAGGAGAGCTGCGATTGACAGAAGCAGACAGAATGAAAAGGTTCGTTAAACACAAAATCAAAGTCCTAAAGGAATTGGGCGTGAATTTGACAACCGAAGATGAAAAGCGTTTGGCGACGGCTTCAAGTTATATCGCCGTAGATAATATGGCGAGAACAATGATTCAGAAATTAAATTAAAATTCAGGAGGAAAACGAAATGAGATTTCAGGTTGGAGATCGAGTGAAAGCCATCCGAAATATATATGGTTTTAAGATTGATTCGTTTACCGGAACAATAACTGTAATATCCGGAAACAGTATAGGGGTGGCTTTTGATTCTTATATATCAGGCGCACATAATCTTGATGGATACTGCGAAAATGGTTATGGGTTATGGGTTAGTGAAGATGATTTGGAGCTTATTGGTAGATCAACGCCCGAATCGACGCTCAAGAAATGCAACGAGCGAGAAACACTGACTTTTGCGACGCCGGAACAGATTGTCGAAACTGTAAACAAAACGGAAATCGGATCGACTTTTGCAATCAACGGGCTTAAGGCGGTTGTGGTTGAACGGAACAATGGATTAGTGTGGTGCATTTCAGAGCCGATACGGTGGGGCAACAAATCGTTTGATTCATTCTTAGCTCAGTATCATTCTATTATGGCAGACTACGATTGGAGTATGGAGGATTTTGGAGATGATAAGGAACATCTTTCGCGAAAAGGAAAAGCGTTTCCGATATCTCTTGATGATTGGCGAAAACATTGGGACAAGATGGGCAGTTTCAAGATAGTGAATTCTATTAATGACCCTATTCGTCTCTCGACTGGATTTAAAAATGTGTCATTTGTTGTGCGAGATATTCATTCGCGTAGAGTCGACGCGGGCTTGTTTAGCGGTGATCCTAATGTATGGGATAACACAACTTGCGTTAAGTTTGCTATCAAGGAGGAAACCTAAATGGAAAACAATTTCAAGATTGGCGATAGAGTTAGATGTATAAGGAATCTTTATGGTTATTCGTTAGATGGAAGGCTTGGAACGGTCTGTGAGGTGATCGATGGGGTTGGAGGTATAGGTGTAGACTTCGATGAAAAGCCCGCCTGTCTGTTTGCAGATGAAAAGCCCACCCGTCTGCTTACAGATGGGATTCTTTGGGGCTATACAGAAGCATTTATTTATGCTAACTGCAAGAAAGCGTCAGAAAGAGAATACATAACAGAAATGTAATTTAAAAATCAGGAGGAATTTAAAATGTATTTTGAAAATGAAAATAAAAGGTTTATAGAAGAACACAATAGCTTTACCGCAGAGGTTGATTATTACACAGAGCAGGTTAAGAAGATTTTTGACACTATCGGTATAGACTATAATTACACGACAGGCGGGATAAGAACCAATGTTAGCGCGTGGCTCAATGAGAAGGAACCGGTATTTGAGCTTCTGCGGAAGCATCCTATGTGGAATGAAAAAGCAAAGGCAATTGTGTTTCTTAGAGATGAAATACGCTCGGCAGACATGGGTAAATTTATAGACGACCTTAAAAAACTTGAGATGTACATCAACAAAAAGACGGGCGAATATGGAATTAATTATAATCCCATAGTAACCAGTGCTCTTGATGCAATTTCAGAAAGTGCGGCGAGGGAAATTAGCGAAGAAGAGGCTGAAAAGATAAACAAGATCGGTTACTACAAGGAAATTCGTTCCGGAATGAAACGAAGCCGTGTTATCAATAACATATTTAAAGAATACCCCGTTGGCGACGATTATAAATTCGATGCGACGGGGCTTGTTGACCCCCACGAAGACGGTGACAGAAATTATGACAGCTACAACAAGAGATTTGCTGTTGTTGCCGATGACACGAATCCGCTCAAGATTAAACGCATAACGGTTTTAAGTGCGAATATTTGTGATTTTCTTCTGATGTCAAACGGAAATTCGTGGAGCAGTTGTCACTTTATTAATAGCAGTGGTGCATATCAGGGATGCTATAAGGCGGGAACGCTGAGTTATGCTAACGACTGCACGAGTATGATTTTCTATACACTTCCGGAATCTTATACGGGCGACGAGTGGTTTATGGAAAAGAAAATTACTCGTCAGCTCTTCTTCTATCAGAACGGTCTGCTTTTACAGTCCCGTTTGTACCCGAAGGGTGGCGACTCAACCAGCGAAAATTATCGCGATTATAGAGCTGTTGTTCAGGATATTATGTCAACTTGTCTTGAAGTACCGAATCTGTGGAAGAAAGTAGATTGCGATTGGGACAAGCTTATAACGACCCACGACAATAGTTTTCACTACCGTGATTATTATGAGTTTCCCGATGAATGTGTTTTTACATACAACAAGGAAATGGAGTCAAAAATCAATTCGGGTTTGTATATCGGTGGAGATTCTTATTGTGTCGATTGCGGCGACTTGATGAGCACTTATGACGACAAAGAGAGTGAGTTGCAGTGTGTTGACTGTTGTGAAGGAAATCGTTGTTCTCGTTGTGGTTGCTCGTTTGCCGATGAAGACAATCTGCACGAAATAGACGGAGAACTCTATTGTGAGGACTGTTGCTTCTGGTGTGAGGTTCATGAACAGTGGGAGATCAGGTATGGCTATAGGAGCGACGACTTCGAGCGAGATGTTTATATAGATGGGGAGTCTTACACGATGTGCGACGATGCTTTTGATGATAATGTGGTGTATTGCGAGAGGTGCGGCGAGTATGAGTGGGAAGACGAAGCTCATTTTGTGGATGACACTTGTATGTGTAGAAACTGCTATGAAGAATATATGAAAGAGAAAAACGAGGAGGAAAACGAAAATGAAGTTGCTTAACATATTTAAGTTCCCGCAGGACAAGCTCAAGGCGGCGTTGGTTTGTCATCTTAGGGATAAGGGGTATTCGCCGATAGTGAGAGACGGGTTCGTGTACGCCGAGGGTGAAATCCCAGTTCTGCTTGTTGCTCATATGGACACGGTACATAAGCATACACCGGATATCATTTGTATGTCCGATGATAAAAGTATAATGATGTCTCCGTTCGGAATAGGCGGAGACGACAGATGCGGAGTTGCGATGATTCTTGAAGTTATTAAGGATCTCCGGTGCCATGTACTTTTTACCGAGGATGAGGAAATCGGCGGTGTTGGAGCAGGAAAGTTTTGTAAAAGCGAAATTAAACCGGAAGTGAATTTCATTATTGAGTTTGATCGAGCAAACGAAAACGACGCGGTTTATTATCAGCTCGATAACGAGGTATTTGCTGAAACGGTAGAGAAGTATGGTTTTGTAAGAGACTATGGCTCTTATTCGGACATTGTAGATATAGCTCCTGAGCTGGGGTGTGCTGCGGTGAATTTGTCGTGTGGATATTACAACGCTCATACTCAGCACGAATTTGTTTCTATTCCTCAGATGTACGCGCAGGTAGAAAGAGCAAAAGAACTTATAGCAAACGAAAGCGGGAACTTTTTTGAGTGGAAGGAAGCTAAATATAACAAAAATTGGTGCTATGGTAGCTATAGCGGATGGTGTGATGACGATTATTTCGGACTTGAGAGTAAATCAAAATCGAAATTGAACTCGAAAAAAGAAGAGGGAATCGAATTTGGTATTGTGCGTAAAGAAGTTTCGCTTATACCCGATGATGCTTATCTTCAATCATCAGACGGTGAGCGGATTGAAGTTGGCGAGGAGATAGACGATTTCTTTGTGGATGATTCGGGGACAGTTTATGTGTATGACCCCGATTACTTAATGGTGATTCCGTTATTTGAATACGCAGCGATAAGTGCGAGTGGGCTGCCGTGTAAAATGGACGCAGACCATAGTTTTATGGTTGATGTTGAATATTAATTTAGAAAGGAAATCAAAATGCCTAATCATGTAACAAATAGAATTAAATTTTTAGGGAATCAGGAAGGAATTGACAAGGTACTTCAGCTTATCAAGGGCGATGACAAGTGTATCAGTTTTAACAAAATCATACCAATGCCCGATAACATTTATCGCGGCGATTTAGGTAAGCGAGAAATGGAGTTGTATGGATCAGCTAATTGGTATGACTGGCGTATTTCTCACTGGGGAACAAAATGGGATGCTTATAACTCGTCGTTCAATGAAAGTGATAATACACTGTGGTTTGATACGGCGTGGAGTTGTCCTATACCCGTGCTCAATAAACTTGCAGAGATATGCTGCCAAAATGGAATCGAGTTCGAGGGAGAATGGGCTGATGAGGATTGCGGTTGTAATGTTGGTGTGTTTTGGAGCGTCAATCATGTAGACGAAGTTTATGATTTCTGCCATACATCTTTGGATGACATGACAGATGAAGCATATGACATATATGTGAAGCTCAAGGGCAAGGATGAGTGTTTGGGCAAAGACGACGACGGACATTGGGTGCGTTACGATTGCGATACTTGTCCGAACAAAGACAAATGCTGAAGCAAACGCTAAAACAAAAAGCAGAAAGGAATTGAAATTGAAAAATGAAAACATATAAAGGCTTTGATAAGGATTTAAAGTGCAGAGGTTTCCAGTATGAAATAGGTAAAGACTATGAGGAAGAAGAGGCGAGAGCTTGTGAAAAAGGATTTCACGCTTGCGAGAATCCTTTTGATGTATTTAATTATTACCCGCCGTGCGACGGAAATCGATATTGCGAGGTAGAGCAGGACGGAGAGCTTTCCAAACATGGCAATGATTCCAAAGTTGCTTCGACCAAAATAAAAATCGGTGTTGAGCTCGGACTTAAGGGACTTATACAAGCGGGTGTTTCGTTTATCCTCGACAGGGTCAACTGGAAAGACGATAAGGCAACGAACACAGGCGACCGTTCGGCGGCAACGAACACAGGCTACCAGTCGGCGGCAACGAACACAGGCTACCGTTCGGCGGCAACGAACACAGGCTACCAGTCGGCGGCAACGAACACAGGCTACCAGTCGGCGGCAACGAACACAGGCTA